CGTGTTCAGCGTGAACGGGGATATCGGCTGCAGTTCATTGAACCGGAACCGCTCTTTCTGGTAAATCTCGATGGCGTTGTTGATATAGCGGAGGATGGTCCCGTTCGCGGCCAGATCAGACCGCGCGCCGAGCTCATAGGTGATCGCTGTCACCATCTGATCGCGTGAATTCCCGGTAGCCATCAGCCATCGCTCCGACCTTAGCCGGTTATGGCACCAAGGGAATCGTGTGCCACTTGCCCGGCGTCGACTGAATGAAGGTAGCAGTCTTGCCGGCCGTGAGCGAGAACGCCGCGCCCGCAACGCCAGCGTTGATGGTCGACGTGGCCGAGTCCGGGAAAATGTTCATCGCATCCGCAGCGTCGTTGTTCGTCACGATAAACATGACGGAACCGGTCAGCGTCGGGAGCCTGGCGGCATCGCCCGCAGTCGCGACAACCGTGAAGTGGCTATAGCCGCGCGTCAGCAGCTGAGCCGTGGTGATCGTGCCCGAAGGCGTGGCCGTCAGCGCGGTATTCGCGGAAATGCGCTGGATACCGACGAAATCGATCGAATCCTTGCCCTGATCCTGCGTGCCGGTGATGTAGGGCGGTAGCGTACCCTGCGCGAGCGCCGCGCCCGACAGGCAGAGGACCGCAGCGAGGGAGATCAGAAGGCGCTTGAGCATGGTCGCAACCTCGTTGTGGATTGAAACGAGCGGAAGGGCCCCAAAGGGCCCCGCCGGATATTAGCCGCCGGCCTTGGCGATGCAGACGTATGCGACCTTATCGGCCGCCGTCAGCGATGCCAGGGTGATGGAGGCCGCCGTGACTGCCACCGTATAGGCGCGGCTCGGAACCGTCAGGTTCGTGAACACGCACGAGGGAGCGGTCGCATATGCCCGACCGAAGGTCAGGGTGCAGCCGGTGGCGCCCGTCGCGGTGACATCGCCAGCCATATCGCTTGAGCCGGTGCCGAGCGCACCCGAGCCGCAGGCAGAGACCGCCGGGGCGGAAGCGTTGGCGCCGATGATAAGATCGGTCGTGAGCGTGTAGCCCCACGCCAGCCCCGCCGTGACCACCAAAGCGGCCATGCCCGAGAGCATTTTCGTCCAGATATTCTTCATTTCGAGGTTCCTTATGCAAGAATGGCAGGCGGAGAGGCTGGTTAAGACGACCAGCCGCCCTCGAACTCGATCACGATGATGGCCTGGCCAGCCGAGGCCGCGCCGCCGGTCTGCGTATACATCGCATAGGGCAGAACGTCGCCAGCCGCCGTCAGGGCGCGCCCGAGGGCCCGCGTCACGTCATAGACGCCGGTAACCGCCTCGTTCACATCCGCCGCGGCCACGATGTTGTTGTAAGCCGCGCCGACCGTGCCGACGGTGAGGACGTTGGTCGTCACCGCGTTGAACGCCACGACGATTTCGACCAGCACCCGCAGGATAAACGCATTCTGCGGCAGCGGATTGTCGAAGGGCTGGCCGGTCGAAATGCCGGGATCGTTCCAATTGACGATCTTTTTCAGCGTGTTGGCGACTTGGCGCGGATCCTGCCGCGCATTGGTTCCCAGAACACCGGTGGTCATATCGAATTCTCCTCTGTGCTCTGGGCGTTAGAACGTCGAGGCCGCGGCGTAGGTCGAAACGACGACCGTACCGTAGTCCACCGCGTTGTAACGGGTCTTTTTCAGACCGTGGATGGTGAGGGCGGAGATTTCGAGCCGGCGCTTATGGTCGAAAAGCTCCTCGTTCCAGGTCAGCTTGGTCGGGCCGTTGTCCTGGCCGAACCCCATCATCGCCGCCTGCGCACCGAGCAGAACCGCCCGCTTGACGGTCGGGACGTCCGCACCCGCGGCCGAGACGCCGTTCGTGACGTCGAAGGCTTGGCGCATGATCACGCCATTGTAGATGCCGATGGCGCCCGAGAAGATCGGGTTGCCGGTCTGCTTGAGGCCCATATAGGCGGCTTTTTGCAGATCCTGCCACTGCCCCGTCGAGGTATTCCGGCGCATCGCCGTAACCTGATAGGGATGCAGGTACATGCAGAACATGTCCTCGAGCGTATTGTTGAAGTCGGATCGCCCGCCTTCACGCATCGAGGTGCCCTTGTACTGGATCGGGCGAATCATCGGCGAGGCCGTGATTGCCAGCTCCTTCGCCGCGTCGATCAGGCCGAGCGTGAAGGTATCCGCCGAGGTCAGCAGATCGTCCGACGGCTTGCCGGACTGCCGGATGACGCGCGTGGCCGACGGCGCCGTGACAGCGTTCAGGCCGGTATAGCGCACGTCGGTCTGCGGCGTATATCCGCACACCTGGTTGAAGAACTCGACCGAATAGCGCTTCGCGTACCAGTCGCGCAGCCGGCCCTTGGCCGTATCGCGCAGATCCCACGGAATACGCTGCTGGTCGATGGTGCGGCGCGACTTGACGCCGACCACGCCCATGAGCTCGTTGATCACGAGCGCATCGGAATAGGTGGTCAGAGCCTCGCCATTGCCTTCCGCGAGTTGGTTTTCGGTGAAACCAGCCTGCGCAAGCTGCATGACGATGGCGTAGGTGATCTGGTCACCGGGGCCCTTCGACAGCGCGTTCTGCAGGTGGATGACGGAATTCTCGTCGGGCCCGATCAGAGGACGGATAGCGGTATATTTCAGCGCTTCCGTTTCGAGAACCCGCGCCCAGAGTTTTACCGCAAGGGCGTCGTTCTGCGGGAAATTGGTGGTGGACATATCGCACCCTGATTTGGGACGGCCGCAAGCCGCGGCCTAGCTCAAATTTTCGGAGTGCTCAGTTAACAGCCTGAGAGGGCATAGCCGGTTTAACGTCCTGGCGCCGACATAGTGGAAATTGTTTCCGGTGCGAACCCGCCCATCGGTCTATCCATCTCGACCTGATTTGATCTATAGCGACGGAACTTTGTTGCGTCAACAGACATGAAAAAACCGCCCCCGAAGGAGCGGCTGAAGTCTAGGGAGGATTGCCCGGGGTGAACCGAACCCACCCTCTATGCGCGCATCAATAGATTCGGTCAATCAGGCGTAAAACGCCCCACGATCGAATAGGCGCCGCTCCATCGCGAATTTACGAAAGAGCGCGCGCACGAATAGACGGTGCATCATTGGCCCGGCCCCTTGCCCATCAGCTTGTCCAGCCGGCCCTTGGGCATCGTGGCGACCAATTGCTCGAACTCGTCGTCATCCATCGCGACCAGCCGCTCCGGCGTTAGATCGCCACCAGGCGAGCCGCCAGCGTCCGACAGCGACCGCGAGGCCGCGGCGTTCTGCCTGATCTGCTCGAGCTGGTCGCTCACCGTGCCCTGAGGCGCGGCCTCGACACGCGCAGGGGCCGCAGCCCCGTTGCGGGGCTTGGCCGCACCATTGGCCGGCACGACCGCAGGGACCGCCTCCGCAGCCGCCTTGGGCACGAAGCCGCGCGCCCGCGCTAGGTTCGCCACCACCTTGGCCGGCGACTTGCCAGCCTTCATGGCGCCGCGCGCGACCATGATCTGCTCATTATAAAACGCCTGCTTGATATTGTTCGAGAGCGCGGCCTGCTCCTGCCCCGTCAGCGTCGCCACCTGCGCGGTATCGGTTATGTCGATATCCGCATAGATAAACCCGAGTTCCCGGAACCTAGTTTCCCGCAGATGCACGAAGGCGTCAGCGAATGTCGGATCGGTCGCCGCCTCGCGCTCAATATCGGCCGAGAACGTGCCGTAGACCTCGCGCTCCTCGCGCTCCGCCTCCGATATCTGCTGTTCCTGCTGCCGGCCGGTGCGCAATTCCTCGACCTGGCGCGCGAGCTTGCGATTCTGCCACTGCACATGGCCAAGCGGGTCACTATCGACATCCGGCTCCGGATCCTTATCCTCAACCGGCGCCGCGGCCTCCGGCTGCTTGGTATTGATCGCCTCGAGCAGCAGCCGCGTCCGCTCGTTGAGCTTGATACGCTCCTCGCGCTCCTTGATCGTCTCGCGGCCAGCCGCCTCCAGCTTCTCCTCAAGAGCCTTGCGCGCGGCCTCAGCCTTGGCCAGTTCCTTCTGATGCCGACCGTAGTTTATCGTTTTCGGAGGCGGCCGCTTGTCGGCGCCCTCAGCCGGCGCTTCCTTATCGGCGGCCACAGCCGGATCAGGCTCTCCGCCATCGCCATCGGCCGGGTCCGCATCAGGATCAGCGTCCGGATCAGGATCCCCCTCGCCGCCCGCAGGGTCGACGTTGCCCTCGTCACCGGCAGGCTTGCCGCCGTTCATCGCGGCGAACTGCGCTTGCTCCTCCGCGCTCAGCCCGTCGAGCATATCGTTGTCGCCGCCCCCGCCGGCGTTATCGTCGACCCGCTCCGCAAAGCTGGGGATGGTCGCGGCCGGATCCGGCTTGGGCGCAAACGCCGCCATCGCCGCGACCGACGCGCGGGACATGAGCCTGTCTCGAATATTCATGATGCGATCCTTTGTTAAACCCAGCGAATATATAGCCGGTGAAATAGATTGATGACGCGCCAACCACGCTTGCGATCTTGGGGCATCCACACAAGCCCATGACCGTGTTCACCGCGGCAATACGAGCATGAGCATCCGCGGGTGTGGCGCTCGACAAGAACGAGCCGCCCCTTGATTTGCGCCTGCAACACATACCAGTGCGTCTTATTGGGCCACTGGTCGCCAAAAGCAAACCGCCGATACCACGGAACCGAATTAGCCCAATTCATGATGCTTTCCTTTGATGCGAATTAGCGCGTATCCATTCCCCGATCCTCTTCCACGTCGCCGCGTCGATCGGGCCCGACACCAGCACGCCGCCGTTGATATTGTCCGCCTCGCGCAACGATACCTCGCCCAGCGGCGGCCGCTCATTGGACGAGTAAATCAGCAATTCCCACGGTTTGAAAACAATTCGGGCTTGCTCCACATTCCGGCCCATGCCGACCCGGGATTCCATCTGCCGGCGCCGCTCGCGATAGTCGACGTTCGGCGGAATACCTGGCCGGACCTCCGGCGGGGCAATCTGGACATCGCCCCACGAATACAGCCCAACCAGATCGGACAGGAAAAAGTCCTGCGCATGCCGCAGCAGCGCGGAGTCGGAACGGATCATTTAGATTCGGCTTTCAGCTTGGCCAGATGGTCGTGCAGTTCCGTATAATCCGGCGCGCGCAGCCCGATATTGCTCATCGCGTCCTTGAACGCCAGATGATCCATGTTCGCCGGCGAAAACTTCACGCCGCGCGACCGGAATACCCCGATTCCCACATGCTCGGTCTGCATCTTGACCTTGCAGACCACCACATCCGGCCAGCCGTCACGCAGATACATGACGCTTTCGACGCCTTCGGGGATATCGCTCATTTGACACCACAGCGACGGACAATCAGGCCCGGCAGGTTCAGCCGCCCACCGAGCACCAACCGCAGCAAATCGCGCCAACTTAGAGAAAGAGTATCGCTCGCAAAGGCTGACCTATCCAAACGTGTCATTTTGCCCCCTTGGGCTGCGCCGGCTGGCGCGCCGCGACCATCGCCGCAACCCGCTTCTGGAACGCCGAGGCCAGATCACTCTGCGCGCCGGCCAGCGCCCCGACCCGGTTCGTGTGGATCTTGTCCATCGCCTCGATATGCTTCGTCCGCGCATTGAGGATTTCAGCCGCCGTCGACGTGCTGTCATGGTCGATAGCTGCCAGTTCACGCATAGCCTTAGCCTGCACCAGCGGCGCCTCAGCGTCAGCCCTCTTGGCATCCGCGATCAACTTGCCGCGCTGCAGCGCGTTGTCGTGGGCCATATTCGCGGCAATAGCCTTGTCGTATTCCGCAGTCGCGCCTGCCTTGATCGCATTGGCCCGGTTGAGTTCGGCGTGGGTATCCTTGTCGCTGATTTCCGAAAGCAGCTTGGCGACCGCCAGTTCCTTCATCTGCTGCTGCTCCTGCTGCGCCGCAGGGTCATTCTGCTTCTGCATGATAACCCGCTTCATGCCCGACACCAGTTCCGACGGCAGCGGCGAGTATTCCAGCACCATGACCAGCACCTCCGGCGCAGCCATCAGTTGCTCCTTAAACACCGGCAGGAACGTCTGGATAATCGCCCAGTTTGCTTCCTTCTGGTTCGGCGACGTCGGCGCATCAGCCACCGACACGTCGTATTCGCCCGCGGTCACGTCTTTGGCCAGGCGCACCGCGCCCGTATACTGCTGCCCGACGATCCGGATAATCCGCCCATCGCTCATGCGGGTCTGGATCACGTTGAGGCGAATCCGCCCCAATATCTTCCGATACCGCCGCAGCGCATCGAATAGCGTCGCCAGCACCGTCATGCCGGCCTGCTTGCGCATCGCCTCGACCACGCCCGGGTTCTGGATATCCTGCTGCCCGAGCAGCTCGAAATTGACGCCCGTCACCTGCGGAATGGCGTTCACGGCATATTGCAGCAACTGCACATAGGCATCAGCGCTGCCCTGCCCGGGTTTCGGCATGATCTTGGGATTCTGGCCGCTCAGCGCGCCGGATTTCAGCCAAGTGATCATATCGGCGAGGGCATAGCTTTCCTCCGCCTCAATCTCGTCGTCGAACGCATCGCGCTCCGCCAGGATGCCGCCCTTGGCCGTCGAGTTCATGATATGCATGACCTGCGACATGAACTTGTTCGCCCACATCTGCGGATCGCGCACCACGCGGGTCAGCCCGTACCACTGGCGTTTCTTGGCGTCCCACTCGCCTGTCATCACGCCCCAAGAGAACTGCTCACCGCACGGCGCCGGGCCGCAGCCCAGTTCCTCATTGCCGAGGAACGCCTGCTTGAACACCCGCTTGGACATCCGCACGCCGTCGAGCTTGGGCATGCCCTGCAGCCGCCGCAGTCGGTCCAGCAGCTTGTATTCCTTGGGCGACATCTCGACCATTTCCTGCGACGCCTCGTCGGCAACCAAGTAATACGGCTCCCGCTCCCACCATTGCGTGCAGACGATCGTGACCTCGTTGGTATCGTCCCAATCGAGATATGAATTCTTGCCGTCGCGAATCCGCTTCTCCTCGATCGACCGCGGGCCGGTATCGTAATAAATCCCAGCATCCGCCCACGTCGCGTCCAACTGCCGGCGCGACTTGCCGGGGAACATCTGCATCGCATCCGAGAGCGGCATGCGGCGGACCCGGTGCATCCGGCGCGCGTCGACGAGGTTTTTCTTCTTGGCAGTCCGATCCCAGAAGAATTCCCGGCAATCGAACATTTCCTCGATATATTTGCCCTTGGGCCCGAATTCATACGTGAAGCGGGATTCTGTGACGCCCAATCCGGTCACCGCGCACTGCTGGAACGCCTCGCTCTGCTCATCCTCAGCATCGCACTTGTTCCCCATCCACTTCGACGTCCCGGACAGGATCTCAGCCACCTGCGTATCGCTGTTTTCCTCCGGCAAAAACACGATTTCGTGCCGGCCGTTGATTTCCATGCCGGCAATGGCCTTGATGATCGTCAGCACCCGGTTGAACACCACATGCGGGCGGTTGGCCTCGTCGAGAATGGCCTTGTCCGCGTCCGATAGCTGCTCGCCGGCGATAAACCCGAGATCGTCCGTCGCCTGAGAGCGCCACGTCGCGCTCGCCTCCTGGTCGGAGTACCACCAGCGCTGCAGGATGATGAAACGGTCGCGCGGCCCGAGCTTGCTGACCGGGCGCATCTGGATATCGTCCGGGCCGATGCCGACCGTATTTGACTGACTGTTCCAATCGTCCGCATCGCGATCAATCGACGCGCCCTCAGCCGTAAAATAATCATCTTTTTTATTGGTGACGTCGTGGTACTCGACATCTTCCAAGGTTTCTGGATTGCGCGCCATCAGAGTAAAAGCCCCCGCGATCGGTTAAAGTCGATCGGATGCTGCGACCGTTTTCGGATATTACACGGTTTGCACAAACCTTGGAAATTGCTTGCCTCGGTGCGGCCGCCGAGCGCCAAAGGCAAGATATGGTCCATTTCCAACTTGGCCTTCGCGCCACACGCCGCGCAGCGCCCGGCCTGCCTATCAATAATCGCCCGTATTTCCGCGCCCGTGACTTTGCCGCCGACCGACGCAAGCATTGCGCGCCTATTCAGGTTATAGGTCCGATCAGTATCCGGGTTTTCCCGCCGCCAGCGCTGCTTGCGCATTTTGATGGCCTCCGGGTTATTCTCTCGATACTGCTTCTGCCACTCCAAAACAGCGGGCCGACGTTTCTGGTATGACTTCTTGCAGGCTGCGCGATGCTTAGGGAGATCAGCGCGACGCTTCTCGGCGTTACAATCGACGCAACTGCCGCTGCAGGTAAATCGCTCGGATAGGTGCCCGTTAACACAAGGCTGCCCAGAGAAATATCTGAGCAGCCCGGCACCCGCGGCAGCTTTCCTCGCGCCCGGAAGCGGCATCTATTCCCTCACTTCTTGGATTTGCCAACCTTGGCTTCGACTTCCTTCACCCGCTGCTCAAGCTTGGCGAATATCTCAAACACAGCGACCTTAGGGATATCGTAATCGCCGAGGATGATCTTGCGCATCTGGCGGTTCTCTTCCTCGAGATCGCCCAACCGCTCATGCAGCGCGGCGACCGTGCCGTGGATGCCCGGGACCGCGGTCGGCGACACCCGCTCCCAACAATGGAACTCGGCACCGGGCCCAGCCTCCTCGACCAGCGATTCGTCGATCATGTCGCCGGCGTCGATGATGACTGTCAGGATAAGCCGCCCGCCCTGCTCACCCATCACGAGGGCCGGGAAGCGCGTCCGGCCGCTGCGACCGTGGCCGGGGCGCATAGTATAGACCACCATCTCGCCGACGCCTGGCAGCGGCTGGCGCGGCGCAATCGGTCGAATATTGTCGGAGGCTTCTGGATTCACGGTGCTGAGAAGATGTGACAATGGGCATGCTCCGGTTGATGCGTTTGGAACCTATACCGCAATCGGCCGAGATTTGCCAACCTAGCCGAACTCGCGCGCGAATTCTGCCGCCGTGTAGCAATCCACCCCGCCGTCGAGGCTCCGCACCAGATACTCGCCCGGGTACACGACCTGCCGGCCGGACTGGCGCTCATGGATCAACTCGCCGCCCCGCATGAAGCACTCGCGCCTCACCCACCAAGGCGCCTCCGAGAAGTCCGTGAACCGCCAAGCCTGCGCTGGCTGGGTGCGAGGATGGGCGATCATTCAGACGACCCTCCGAACGAACTCCCGCCGCTGTCACACGACCCCGATGACGACGACCCGCTGTCATAGGAGGGAGACGAGTCCGGCACGCTGCAGCTTGGCGAGGGATCGGGCACAGGCTCAGACCTGGCCGGATCAGTATGCAGCGCCGCGCCGATCAATGAACCGGTGCTGATGCCGTGCGAGGGGCTGATCGGAACGCCCGTTATCATGCCGATGGCAAAACCACTGCTGTCGAACCCATCGTCCCGAGCCGACGCCTGAGAGCGGCCAAGCGTATAGTCCTCAGCCGGGCGCTTGAGCGGCCGGTTACAGTGCGGGCAATTCCGCCGCCCGAGCCAGTTCGTGAACTCATAGGCGCAATATTCGCATCTGGTAGCCATGTCAGACCTCCGGGTTAAGATACTCGCTCAAATATGGTCCGGCGCGATTCCCAGTTGGGCTGGGCGATGGGCTCGCCCCGAGCAGGCTCTTGGCCGACAGCGCGCCAGCACCCGAGCTGCACATGGCCGTTCTCGACCACAAGACGGAAACACGGATGCTCTGGGTAATAGCCCTCGTATGCCTTGACCCTACCGATGCGCGTCATTCCTTCACCTCGCGCCAGTGCGGCATATCCTCGCCGCGGCAACCATCCTGCTTCCATGGACACGTCACGCACCGGCAGCCCTCGCGCCACACCCAGCGATAGCCGGGACGCTTACGCGGCGGGTTGCTGGAGCTGATCATTCGGCCGCGCCCGGGTCATGGTCGATATACTGAGGCGGCCGCCCAGCCTCGTCGAGTTCCTTGAACAGCATCGCGACCGCATTCAGCGGGTTCCGATCATCCTGCGGATTCGTGATCAGTGCGGCGAGCCTGGGGTGAACATACGGCGCCACCTTGTACGCGACGTCGACCGCCTGCGTCAGATATTCCCGCATCCGCATATCGGCCGTGGCGACCGCAGCCTCGTAAACCGTCTTTTCCTCGACCGTCTTGGCCATGGCCGACTGCAGCAGGTTGGCGCGCTGCACCTCCGCCCACTCGATCGCGTTTTCCTCGAAAAACCGCATGGCGTCCAACATGACCTCTTTCGGCAGGCGCAGCCGTTTGCCCACTGCCATGAAATACGCCTCGATCTCCTGTTCCTTGCGCGCGACCGGGATATGGCGGTTCAGGATCTCGTTGACCCGCTGTTTCATCTTCTCCTCAGTCTTGGGCTTGTTCTTTGAGCCCACCTGGCGACCGCCGCCGGTGCCGAACCCGCGCTTAGTCGCACCCTCGATCTTGGGCTTGCGCACAATGCGAGGCTTGGCGCCGCCGCGGCGTTCTCCCTTTTTCGATCCACCCACTATTCAGGCTTCCTATTTTCTCGAACCGCATCATCGAAAACGGGGCAGAAGCGGTACGGCGGCCCGCTAGGACATACCGCGACAGCCGTGGGGAGCCTGCAAGTCGCCGACGGCACCATCTCGCGCAGCCTTGAGCACTCGGCAGCATCCATGGGGCCCAGCCATGAAACAGACTCAGCAAACACGAGATAGAATATCGTGCTCGGAACGCTCATCGCTTGCGAGCCTCCAGCATGGCGTCGGCGTCGATATATGCAAGCATGGCCCGGTCCGCCGGCGTCGCCTGACCCGGGTCATAGGCGTCGCGCGATGCCATCCCCGCAAGCACCTGCGCTGCGAAGTAGTCGCGCAGCGTCATGCCGTCGTGAGCTTCGCATGGGAATGCATGGCCGCCGTCTTTCTCGCTCATCACAACACCTCGAATATGAGTTCCGCGACCTCGCGGTAATAAACAATCATCATGAAGCACAGGGCCATCCAGGCCGCGAACGCCACGCAGGCGAAGGTCTTAACCATCTCGAGTCCTTCCATAGTCGGAGCCTCGAATTTATCCCCTCGCCAATCAATCAGGTATCCGTATGAACCCCGTGATGCACACATCGCAAACGCCCGCAAACGCTAGATGTTACTGTTTATTTATCTTCCGCCGGTTTCCGCGCCATCAGCCCGCCCAGCGCGTCATCTGCGCCCACCGTCAGCGATTTGACCACCCGCGCCGCGGCGTCGCCGATCGGCTCGAACGTCTCAGGCTCATCCTCATGAGCGCGCGACACGCCCTCGTCATATCCGCGCATGAGTGCATTGGCGAACCAAGATATCATCCAGCCCTCGTCGATCGGCTTTCCCTCCGCATCCTTATAGCCGAGGTTGGTCGCGATCTTGCAGAACGCCTTGGCCCAGTCTTGGGCGTCGAATGACGGTAGCGGCCAGTCGGAGCGGTCCTCCGGCTTGGTGTTGATATTCTCGATCTCGTACTGCATCCGATCGCCGCACATCGGGCCCGGGTAAAGGGCAGCCGGGTCAACGCGCGTCATTTGTATCACGCCCTGGCCATGCAGCATGGCATCAGTCAGCGCGCCCACGATGAATTCGGGCGTATCCACCGCCTCATAGGTCCGCTCGAATATATCGGGCTTGCAGGGATATATTTCGCCGGCAACGCCTCGGATGATCCAATCGCCAGGATCGCCGCGCATCGTGCCCTCCCGCGTGTATACGTCCGCAGAAGCGTCGCCGTGGATTTCGAGCGCCCCGCCGCGCTTCATGGCATCGACCGCCCACCCCGGCCAATCCATCTTCCCGTCGACATAAACGAGCTGGAACGCGTCAATCACGACCGGCTTTTTACGATACTGCGCCATTCTGCTTCTCCCGCTGTTTCCGAGCCCGAGCCACCGCGTTCTCGACCGACTTGGATTGATAGATCGTCTCCCGGCCCTCGTCCTGCGCCATCTGCATTCCGACCAGCCGCCAGCTCCCATAGAATTTATACAGCGCCTCCGCCCGGTCTGTGTCTATCGAGCGGTACGGCATCACTTGCCCGCCCGCTCGAACCGGCACTTATCCGCGTAGGTCGCGATATAGTCCGCGTACCGGGCAAAACCCTCAAGCACCAGGCTGTTGACCACGCCCATATCCATGCCCTTCGGCGCCGGGTATTCGTGCCCCATGACCCGCTGATAGAACGGCTTGAACTGCATTCGCGGTTCCGAGCAGTTCAATTGGATAAACAGGGCCCAAGCTTCCATCACTTCCTCTGAGTCTCGACACAGGAAAACGTCACCTGCCCAGAAAGATCGTTCCTGGCCTTCCTGCCGGCATCACGGCACTGCGTATCGCTATCAAAGCCGCTAACCTGGCTCAAAGACACCGCGCCCGGATATCCAGTGCCCACTGCCAATAAGACCAATACCCACATGGAATACCTCCTCAATACCTCTTCACAAGGCACGGCGGGATCGTCAGCGCGTAGACCCCGAACTGGTTGAGGCCCACCTGATACTCGACCAGGAACCCATCGCGGCGCGCGGCCTCGCAGGCAACGACCACAGGCCCGAGCACATCGGCCAGCGCCTGCTTGTGGCGCGCAGCCTTGTCTGCGTCCGTTTCCAACCGCAGCACGTTATCTCCGAGTTCCTGACCTATTTGCATGCTTGTTCCTCCATGCGTCGCTTGGCTGCGCGGTAGGGCGCGTTATAGGCGACCCGCCGCGCGTGGATGGCTGGGTTGACGTGATACTGCACCGTCCAGGCCGAGCGGTGTATTGCCTTGCCCGTAAGCACGGAACCGATGCCGTTGGCATTGGCGAAGCGGCAGAAGTCCCTGCGAGCTATGACCAATTGTGCGTTGCGGGATTTGCTCTGGATATCGGCCACCGTTATCCCTCGCTCCTGACAGAACGCTTCCAGAAGTTCCCTGCACCTCACCGATTTGAGGAATACGACCTGGCCCGGTTCTTTAGGCATCATCGGAGGGGTTTCCCGGTGCCCGAGGATAGGACAGGCCGATTTACTAGGGTCGGAGCGGGAGAACTATATTTTGGCACTATTTTATCCCTCTGCGCTGGCGGGCGATTACGCCGCCCGGAATAGATTGATTCCGTGGATGACCGGCGTCAGATCCCGAGCGGCCCTGACAAACTCCTGCGCTTTCTCAAACGGAGCGCGGTCCTCTACGGGGCCGTCCATAGCTTCCAGCGCCCACCCGCAGAATAGACGGTTGATATCAGGGTAATTGAACCCACGTTCGCCTCTCAGCTTTTTGAGTTCCTTGTAATACCAATCGAACGTCTCCGCCGTGGCCTTATTGCGCAGGGTGAGAGGGCGCAGGCGATCAAGCAGGCGACCGCTAATCGATACCGCGCCGTCGGACACCTCCACGAACGGATCAACCTGTTTGATCTGGAAGATGCCCATATCCATCACGGCCCAATCGCCAGCCTTCCAATCATATTTAGTCATTGCTCATCTCCCATTTCTCAGGAATCCGCAGCGGCCCGCGCGTGCCGGCGTCGAGATCGGGCAGATGGCCGTGGTCCTCTTTGAACCAGACCAGCAACTGCACCAGGCGGGCGATATTCTCCGGGATGGCCCGTTCGCCAGTTTCCATGCGTTTCACAGATACCCAAATATGGTTTGGATTGCCGCTGTACCCGATTAGGCGGCCAAAATCTCGGCGACCAAGCCCAAATTCATGACGCGCGGCGTTGAGTTTTTTAGCGTCCATCCCGCTCATGTGTGGCTAAACTCCCCGAACGCGGCTGCGTGCGCCTCTGCGTGCGCCGTTTTGGCTTCAGCCAACGTCTCGAATGTTCCGATGCTTATCAGCCGATAATTTACCCGAATGGCTACGCGGTACTTCCCGTTTGAGCATTTGGAGACACCCTTGGCACCGTTCTTATTTCGCGCGTGCATGCACTGGTTGGCCGAATTCTGAGCCTGGGTAGCCTCGCGTAAGTTCTCCCATCTATTGTCGGACTTGTTCCTATTCCTATGATCTACCGTCTCTTTCGGCCACTCACCCGTCATATACAAAACAGCAAGCCGGTGGGCTTTGTAGAGCCTATCGTCGATTTTGATGACGATATAACCCTTGTCGTTCAGTGAACCTGCAGGATTCCCAACATTATCACTACGCGCCTTAGCCCATGTAAAAATGCCGGTCGTTGGGTCATATGAAAGGCGAAGCCGCAAGTAATCCGCGGTTAGGTCAAGCCTGAATCTAGCCCGCCCTTTCCCGATGGCGCTCATTGAGGCTGACTCCCTCTCAATTGCCCGATCAGCCGCCACGGCAGATGCACCGCCGCCTTTTCCTTACTCCCGGCGATCAGCAGGATATCGTTCTGCACCTGCCTCGCGGAGCGGATGGCGTTCAGCACCGTGGCGCCAAGCTTGCGCGAGTGGCTGTATTCGCGGTCGCCGGCGCGGACTGCGATCCAGACGTGGACATGGACGGGATATTCCTTCACTCGTCCTCTCCCGCGTTCCACTTCAAATTGGCGATCGCCTCAGCGGGCGTCGACCCCGTGCCCTGCGGATCGCCCAGATCCCAATCGCCGTAGGTCGCCACATAGCGATCGAAGGCGGGCGCGTGCATGTCCTCGCGGACTTGGATGGGATCGCGGTTCACAGCGTCACCCAACCGGCCGGACGCTGCGGGCACCACGTCTGCCGCTTGTACCAAGGATCAATAACCTGGAACCCGGTGGAGACCGGCGCCGCGCGCAGGCTCGCGTACACAGCCTTGAGACCTTCCGCCATCGCCTCGCGGTACGACTCGCAATACTTGCGCTCGCGCCGGGCAACTTCATGGGCGGCTTTGAGGATTTCGGAGCGGGTCATCTGGCATCTCCCGAAGGTTGAGGCTGCGCCTCGTTTGCGACAGGCATAGAATAGTGCTATCGCAAACAATGTCAATTTAATTTTAGCGTTTCTTACAAATATTGATCCGGCATCAAGCAATCCATCCGCCCCGGTGGCGGCCCCCACTCGGGATTCCACTGCGCGCCCGCCTTGATCCGCTTGGCGATGGCCTGCCACGTCGCCGCCGTGAACGTCTGCGGCCCTGATACCGGCACCGCGGCGCTTATCGCGTCCGGCTCGATTGGCTGGCGCCCGGCCCGTTCCAGCATCCGCCGGCACCATGTCTGCCACGTCAAATCCCATTTCAGCTTGAGGCCCTTGGCGCCAGCGCAATTCAGCCAGTAATTCTTGAAGCTCGTCGCCTCCCGCTGCACCTCGCGCGGCTGTAGGCCGATTCGCAGCGCCCACTGCTTCCATTCCTCCGGCAGCACCCAATCGTCCGGTAACCGCGTCGCGCGCTCCTGGCGATCGGCCGCACACCCCTTCTTTTTCGGCTTCGCCTCCCTCGCCTCCTCAAATATCTCGAGCACCTTGTCGAACGTGTCCTGATCCAGATTGAGCGCGCGCAGCTTCCGAATCGTCGTGCTCGTGAACGTCATGCAAAATCTCCAATCTTTTCGCCGGGGGTCAGCAGGGAATCGTCCATCTCCGAAATTTCATCGCGCACAGCGTTGCACGCCACATCGCAGTGCAGCCGGACCGTGCCGACCGGGCCGGACCGCTGTTTCTCGATCGCCACATCCAGCCGATGCTCGAACTTCGCCATCTCATCGGCCCAGATGATGAATTCCGCGCTCGCTGGGTGCGGCTCCTTTTTGGCGTGGTAATAGGCCGGGCGATACAGGATCATCACCGTATCCGCATCCTGCTCGATATCGCCCGAGTTGCGCAGGTCCGACAGCGACGGCCGCTTGTCCTCCCGCTGCTCAACCCCGCGGTTGATCTGGCAGAGCAGGAACACCGGTATCCCGAGTTCCTTGGCCAGCGTCTTGAGGCCCATCGTGATTTCGCCGGTCTCGTTGACCTTGTTGCCGGCATACCGCCCCGAGGCTTTGATCAGCCCCAGATGGTCGACGAACAGCGCCTTGAGACCGTGCTTGCGCTTCCACTGCCGCGCGCGGGCGCCGATCTGCGCCACCGTCAGCCCGGGCTGCTGCTCAATCCTGATCGGCAACTCGGCGAGCTCGCGGCCGGCGCGCGTGATATCGTGGAACTTTTCCTCGCGGTATTTGCCCGAGGCGATCTGCCAATACGTCAGCCGGTGGCTTGGCGACCATAGCTTATCCGAGATCATGCGAGTGGTCAGATCGACATCACCCATCTCGCCCGACCAGAACAGCACCGGATTGCCATCCTCCGCCATGTTCCGCGCGATCCCAAGCGCCATAGCCGATTTGCCCATGCCTGGCCGACCAGCGATCACGATCAACTGCCCCGGCATGGCGCCGAGCGTTTTCTGATCCAGCCCAGCGAGCCCATAGGCCACACCGCGCACCTTGCCGTCGCGCTGGAACGCATGCGCGGCCGCGTCGATCGCGCGCGCCACGGCCTGCCGCATGTCGACCGCCGGCGCATCATTCATGGACTGCGCGGCCACGATACCGTCCAGATAATCCACAGCCCAAGCCGATAGCGTCAGGTTATCCCGTTCCTGCGACTGCTGCAGTTCCATCCCGACCTCGATTATCAGCCGACGGTCAGCCATATCTCGGACGATTCGCGCGAAGTCCGGCGCGTTAACCACGGTCGACGCACTCGACGCAAGCGCAGCCAAATACTCCGCCAGCGACATATCCCCGATCGTGGCATCCGGAAGGAATATCTTGATCGTGACCGGATTGCAGAGCTTCCCGGCGCTGATCAGCTGCGAGCACACCTTCCAGATATCTCTGTGGACTGGCTCATAGAAATGGTCCGCCGAAACAATCTCGTCGACGACCGCAAAGGCCGCGTTGTTCATCAAAACCGCGCCGAGCAGCGACTGCTCGCTTTCGATGGAGTGATATTCGCTCATTGCTTCTCATCCATCCGATTCAGCGCTGTCATCACCACATCATCGAATATGCGCGGTTTGAACTTGGTTTTAGATTTATATTTTTGCTTCTTTCGAGGGCCGCGCGGCTTATCGTTCAGCGAATTCATCCCCTTACTCCGCAGCCAGCGATCCTCCGCCGCTTTCGCTCGTTTTGCCAAACTATCCAACGACTTCGAAACCACCTCGCCATTTCCGAGAATAGTTCCCGCATCGTATTTCATTTCGGTTTCGCGCGGCGTTCTTACTCGGTCCCAGTTCATCCGCTTACCCATCGTCTCCTCCATCTCCGGGCACAACTATCCCTTTTGCTTCCAATGATACCTACCAAGGGCATCACGAAAGCCCGACCAGCTTCATTGGTCAGCGAGCGGCAAAATGGGACAAAACCGGGCAGGATACTGCCATGACCCTCTCGCAAGGGTATTCCCGCATCGCTAGACTGCGGCCGTCTCGAGTTCGGGAGGCTTCTATGGGCGGGAACAACCGAGCAGACCCCAACAGCTCAACCGAATATTCGGCCGATCAAAACGGGGTTACGATGGTCGGAAGGGTTGACGACGAACTATAGAATTCGTATTTGTCAATCGCGCCGACCGATCCGCTGCCAAGCTTTAATCGGTCTTTCAGGCCCCGCATGGTTCACCACCAGCGGGGCCGTCGCATTTGTAGGGCTGAGTCGCCCGCAGAGTCAATCACACAAGCCCTAGAGAATTAGCCCTTATCCCACGATATGCGGTGCAACTGGGTCGGGCCAACGTGGTTTTTGTCCCAAGCGAACCATGCGAAGGCCATTCCGCTATTCGAATGATTCCCGGTCCAGCCCGCGCGGTGCATCTGCGGGAGACGCTTGCGGAAAACATGAACGCGCGCCAGCCAGCCCGCATCAAGGATAGGCGACCGCCGCTCGCTCTCGAGGAATGCCAAGCGCAGCAGCATCACGACGCGAGGACATAGGTCCAGCGCCTTCTCGACGAACGCGCCAGCGTTCTTAAACGGCGGATTGGTGACGATCGCCTGCACCCCAATCGGCAACTGTGTTTCCATCATGAAATCCCAGCCGTGCGCATCTTGATCCGGCGAATCGTAGTCGACGAGATCGGTCGCATAAACCTGCCGGCCGGTGGCGCGCAGCATCCTCACAATGAGGCCAGGCCCGCAGGCTGGCTCCCAAATAACATCCGGCAATTGCTCGACGCGGAGCAGCGCGTTCACCGCGACATCGGGAGTTTCATACAAATCATTCCCGCGCTCCTTTACCGGATGCGCGGCATTCCCCATTCCTGAAACAAGACCAGCCATTTACAGCAACTCCGGTTCGGTATCCGGCACGTCATCCCAAAGCCAGACCGACACCCGCAGCCGCGGGAAGTCCGAATAGAGCTTGAGACACTGCCACATGATGATTTGTGAGTCGTCGACCCAGATAATTTTGTTCAGCGCGTCCCCGACGCATTTCTGGATATTGTCGCCGTCGGGCTTGCCGACCGGGAATATCGAGCCGACCGAGGCTGCGGCTCGCTTCTTATTCGACCAAGAGGCCGGGATCGGCATAAACGCCTCGACGAAGCACGTCAGGGCCCCGTCCAGCGGTGCCCGACCAGCCCAGCAAGCATTCCCCTCCTTCGCCAGCGCGGCCTCATAGGCAGCCGTCTCAGCGTCCGTATAGACCGACGCAAACGGCGCGCCGCCACCCTTGGGCCGGATCACACGGAACCGCGGGCGGCCCTTCCCTCGAGGATCGCCGGGCAGGAGTATCGAAACGAGGGGACCGGCCATGTTGATTTTCTCGACCACAAATGAGGGAGCAAAAATAAACATCGGGAACAAAAACACCAAAACCGACGCTTTTTATTCAAATCCTATTCCGAATCGAACGGCCCCGGGTTTCCCCGAGGCCGCATGAGTTGGAAGGGGACGGGATTCGAACCCGCCATAACCACCCCGGAATCGAACCGGGAACCGGAGCGACCGGCCGCGCCAGCGCCCTCCCGTAGCTTTAGGCGTTCCCAGCAGGCTTGGTTTTGCTGAAATAGCTGTCAGCCTCCTCCTTCGCCGCGGCCTTCTGCGCCGCCAGCGTCGCCCGGGTCACCGGCTGCGCCACAGGCTTCCGCGGCGGGGCAACAGGGGCAGCAGCTCGCGCGGCAGCCTTGGCGTCCTTCTCAGCCTTCGGGATCAGCGTCCGCTCAGAGCCAGCCGGAGGGTCGGCATTCGGCCCCTTGGCGGCCTTGGGCGGCCGGCCACGCTTGCCGGCAGGTTTGGCAGCCTTGGCAGGTTTGCCCTTCTTGTTGGCCTTGGCGGCCTTGGCGTCGAGCTTGCCGATGCCGGCCTTGACCTGGCGCTCCTGCTCGTCGTGATAGCCCTGCATGAACGCCTTGTGCTGCTCCGTCGACGGGTCATAGGGCGGAACCGCCGCCTCGTTCTTCATGGCCATGGTCTGGCCTTCCTTATAGGCGCGATCGACGGCAGGCGTCCGGTCGCCCTCGAGGAACAGCGATAGCTGCTCGCCGATCGCCGCGTCCGAATAGGCGGCCGCCAGCATCCGGTTCGCCATCTCCGCCTTGAACTCGGCCTCGCCCTCCGGCGTCTGTAGCAGCAGCGAAATCTTGATCTGCTGCAGCGAGTATCCGGCTTCCTTCACCTCCGCCAGATACTGGCGCCGCTTGGCCGCCGCACCCTTGGCCCGCTGATCCAGCGTCTGGAAATGGTCGCGCATCTCGATAAAGGTGCGCTTGAGTTTCGGATCCACGATATTGTCGTTCTTCGATACACTGAGACGAGCCACGGAGTTTCCTTTCGGTTGGGGGAGGACGTCTATAAACCTAATCCAGTACCCGCGCCAATTCCGGCCGCATCTGGCGCCCGTTGAGGCCGGTTAACTCTTTCAGAGCCGGGATATATTTGACCGGGATTCCATTGCGTTCCCAGCTATCGGCCACCGCGCGGCTCACGCCCAGCGCCTCCGCCATCCGGCTTTTCGCACCGTGCCGTTTGCCGTCGGTCATGAAGTGCGCGAGCACCAGGTTGTAGCCGTCGCGATCGGTTGATGGGATTGGCTTTTTCATGCCGCTGATAATAACCGTAAAATAAAAATTGACAAGATAGGGAAGTGCGGTACTATGTAGGCATCAACCCGAGGCGCAGCCTCAACCCGACCGGGAGAATGACCATGCAAGCGACCTTCATTAAAACCTTCCCCTACGGCGGTTCGGTCCGCACCCTTTATCGCATCTCCCGCCCGCTGGCCGATCGCACTCCGGTTCGGGAATATATCCTCCGCATCTATCGCGGGTTTGCCAATGAAACGAGCTGGCTGGCCGCCTATTCCACCGGGGAGATCATGTGTTTCCACCCGATCTGCGCCGCCGATATGGCCGAGATCGAAGCCGCCGTTTCCTCCGCCCACCTCACCGAACAGTGAGGTGGTGAAATGACATCCTCCGAACAAATCCAATACTGGATGATCGCCAGCGCGGCGACCGCGATATGCCTCCTCTGGATGGCGGGAGTTTTGCTGTGAGCCCAATCATAAAAGCCATCCGCCGATTCTTTGGCTTGTGCGTTCACGAGTGGTCAAAGTGGCAGGACATTGGGGAGAAGATCCGGTCCCGAGACGAGGCACCTATTGGGCTGATCCAATCCAGAACATGCGCGCTCTGCAATAAAAAGCAGTTCAGGAACGAAAGCTATTTCGGATGAAATACGAACCCACGGCCGCCGACGCCGCGCGCCACGTCGCCACCACTCTCGCCCGATGGGGCTGCGGCCTCATTGTCTGCGCCTGCATCGCCCTCGCATGGATAGGGACGCCATGAGCGACCGCCAAGCCGCAGAACTGATTATGGCGATTCAGGCCATAGATCGAACTCTGGTTTGCATGATGCTTTTGTTCGCCATTTACTCAGTCACGCGGTTATTCAAATGAGCAAAGAACCCGGCCCCCGCGAGAAGGCCCTGCGCGAGATGCGCGAGGCCCGCTTCACCGAAAACGCTAAAATTACGGTCGGCATCCGCAAGGCGGCCGCTGCAGGCAAGGAAGTGCTGGAGCGCGAGGTCGAGGCGACAGCGGCGCGCATGAAGAACAAGCCGGCGAAGAAAAGGAAAAAGTGATGTTCCCAATCATGCTTCCGATGCCGATGTTTTTCCCGATGCGGTCCGTTCCGCAGGAGATCACCATTGACGGCGTTCGCTACCGCCTTGTCCGAATAGAAGATGATCCACCGCCGCCCGCGTCTATGCCGATTCACATATCGACTGACCCGCGCGCAAAAGAAATTCGCAAGTGGTTACAGGAAAGGCCGGGACTGTGAACCTTAACCGCCCGTCCCTCCACACCCGCCTGCTGCGCGTGGCGATATTCTTTCTCGTCAACGCCGTGCTGCTGACCTGGCTTTTCAACATAGGCCACCGATGAACGATTTTGACCGCTCATACATGCTGTTTTTGACCGGCAACATTATCAACTGCTGCTGGAATAACCCGATAGGTGCCGTGGCCGGACTAGCCGCTGTAGCCATTGGGATTGTCGGGATGATCATCTGGCGGAAGCAGGAGAAATGACCCAGCGGGATCCGAGGCTGCTTGACCCAGGCTTTCTGGCGTTCCTGCGCCAGCAGCGGTGCTGCGTTTGCAGGAAACATCCGCCTGTGCAGGCCGCCCATATTCGGATCGGCCTATTCGCTGGGGCAATGAAGCCGCACGACAAGCACGCGACGCCACTCTGCCAATGGTGCCACCTCGACAGCCCGATGGCGCAGCACAAAATGAACGAGGCGGAATTCTGGAAACGGCACGGCCTCGACCCGTTCGCGATCGCCGCGCGCTTCTACGCTGAATACGGCGGCAAGGGCGGGGCACCGAAAAAGAGGCGGACCACAATCAAGCCGCGCTTACCAAAAGAGAAGCGTGCGAAAATTCAATCCAGAGGCTTCGGGCCGCAACATAGAAAGTTTGGGCAATGACCGATCAGTACGAATGGTGGCAGAACGCGCTCAAGGGAACGCGCGGGCCGGTCCACGATGGCGAGCCACAATCTGGATTCTACCGCCAGCGCAACGCATCCAAACAATACGAAGCGGTCGCGTACTGGAAAGACGAGGCCACCGGCGCGCAGCGGTGCCATATCAACGGCCGCGAGGCCAACGAGCAATGGGCGCTGGAGAAATGGCCGTATATTTCAAAAAATCCCATTACCACGGAAGCCTACTGGCATTTCATCGACCACCGCAAATGGCTGGACGAGGACGCCAGCGCCGCCGCTACCGCCAAAGGCCCAGAGATCGACCCCGAGACCGACCCGGCCGGCTCACTCGCCGCCGAAATCGCCGCCGCCAAGGCTGGCCTGGCCGCCTATGCGTCGATCGACAGCGACGAGCAGTCCGCCAAGGCGCAGACGCTCCGCAGCGCGCTCACCGGCTTGAGTGGAAAGGCGACGAAGGCATATGAGGCATTGAACCGCCCGCTCCTTGATGAGCAGCAGCGGATTCGCAAGGTCTGGTTCCCGCTCCGCGACGAAGCCGCCGACGCAGCCGACAAGCTGCGCAAGGCAATGGGCGCATGGGAGGACATCAAGCGCGAGAACGCCAAGCGAGCAGCCGAGGAAACCGCCAAGAAGCAGGCGGAGGCCGCGCGCGAGGCGGAATGGAAGGGCGCAGAGCCTGGCTCAATCGCGCCGGTAGAGCCGCCAACGGTCGCGCCGGTGGTGCCGAACACCCCGCCGCCGTCGACCAAGATCAAAGGCGCATCCGGCCGCGCCGCATCAGTCCAACTCAAAAAGGTTGTGACCGCCATCGACATCGACAAGGCGTTCGCACAATTCCGCGACGACCCCGAACTTTATGCGTTCCTGCTTGACCTATCCCAGAAGGTGGTCACCGCGGGTTTTGTGGCGATCGGCGCCACCGTCGAGGAAAAAGCCGACATTCGATAGGGGAAGAATATGCCGAGACCAAAGGGTTCAAAAAACAAACCGAAGGACCAGACCATGGCGACGAGATCGACCGAAGTAACCGTTATCGACCAGCCCCGCGAGGTGAAGTCCGTCATAGCGGACATGGCCGATCGCTTCCACATGGAGCCGCCGGCGTTCGAGGCTGCGCTGCGCGCCACCGTGGTCCCGAAGGACTGCGCGCCAGCTCAGTTCGCCGCGTTCCTCATGGTCGCGAAGGAATACAACCTCAACCCGCTGACGAAGGAAATCTATGCGTTCCCCTCGCGCGGCGGCGGCATCGTGCCGATCGTGTCCGTTGACGGCTGGGTAAACCTCGTCAACGCGCAGGGCCAGTGCGACGGGTTCAGCTTCGAAATGGAGCACGATGGCGACAAGCTGATTTCCTGCACCTGCAGCATGTACCGGAAGGACCGCACGCATCCCGTCGTGGTCACCGAGTATTACGCGGAGTGCGTCCGCTCGACCGACCCGTGGAAGATGAAACACCGCATGCTGCGCCACAAGGCGCTCATCCAGGCCGCGCGCTATGCGTTCGGGTTCTCCGGCATTTACGACGAGGACGAGGGCCAGAAGATTGCCGAGATCGACCCGAACCGCGACGCCGGGCCGCCGCGCCAGATCGCCAAGCCTGCCGAGCCCGCCTCCGAGCAGGCCGAGCCGCCGGCGATCGAGGCCGAGGACGTCCGCGATGGCGACCCGCCGCCGCGCGAGGCGAAACCCGAGAAGGAGGATCCGATCAGCAGCGGACCGCCGCGCAAGCCTGCCACCAGAGGCGACAACCCGGTGACCGAGATCAAGATGGCGAAGCCCGCCGCCGAGTCCGGCCCGAAGCCGCACCGCATCCCCGGCGCCGGCCACACATTCGAGAGCTGGGCCGAGAAGTTTTCCGACCTCGTTAAGACGTCGGAGGATACCGCCACGGTTTTTAAATGGATTGATGAGAACTCAAGAAACTTTACGACCCCCGACGCCCCGACACCCCAAAAGGGGCCACTCGAAAGATTGAAAGAAAAAAAGCCGTCAGTTTACTCCGACGTGCGGAAAACCATCGAGGCCACGATGGAAAGTCTGCGCGACGCGCAACAGAAGTCCGCAGAGAAGGCGTCCAAAAAGGCCGCGGCCAAAGGCGACATGGACGACGAGCCGGCAAAGCCCGGCCAATCAGTCTCATCGTCCAGCCAGATCACGCCGCAGAATCCAGATGATATTCTCGCTATCATCGAACAAGAACTCGCTGCCGTGGATGACCCCGACAATCTCCAAGAAGTTTGGGAGCGCGTCTGTGACCCATTGGTAGAAAAACTCGACTTCCCGCCAGACAAAGACCTCGCCCAAGGGATATTTTCGAAACACGAAAAACGCCTCGGAGGGGACTGACATGCCGCGAGTTAAACACGGCCATGCGCGGACGTGGACGCAAGGAAAGGTTTCACCAGAATACGCTGCATGGAACGCCATGCGCCAAAGATGCCGAGACCCGAACTCGGCAGGCTACCACCATTATGGGGGCCGCGGCATATCAGTCTGCGAGCGTTGGGATGCTAGCTTTGCAAACTTCTTCGCTGACATGGGTGAGCGGCCGTCCGCCAAACATTCGCTGGACCGCTATCCGAACAACAACGGCAATTATGAACCAGGGAATTGCCGCTGGGCCACTCAAAAACAACAACACCGGAATGAGCGCCGTAATACCGTCGTCAGATTCCGCGGCAAACGAGTGGCGCTATCAGAGGCCGCCGAAATGGCCGGCCTGTCATATCAGGCGGTGTGGAAAAGAATAAACAGGCTCGGGTGGAGCGCGGCTAAAGCATTATCGGAGCCGATCCGTGGCTGACCTCAACGGGCGCATGTTCGAACGCAAAGGAAACCACCTTGTGCCGTCAGACCTGGCGGCGCAGGAGATGGTCGACGCCCTACCGGAAGGCAAGGCGGTGCTGATGGACATGCGCCGGGCCAGGTCACCCAAGAACCACGCGCACCTGTTTGCCATCCTGCGCGTGGCGGCCGAGCAGCTTGAGGGCTACCCGGACGAGGAAACGCTGCTCGATGCCGTCAAGATCGCCACGCACCTAACCCGGCCAGTGACGCTCGCCAGCGGCGAAATCGTCTGGATTCCCAAATCAATCAATTGGGCCGCAATGCCCGAGGACGAGTTCCGCCGATGGAAGGCGCGCGCGCTGTACGTTCTGGGCCAACTGCTCGGCGTCGACCCGCAGCAACTGCTCGAGGAAGTCGGAACCCGAAACGGACGGAACTATTCGAAAGACGACCGCCCCGAGCCACCCGCATCAACCTACGAGGAGCGATAATGCAAGTGACCATGATCCTGCAAACCACAAAAGACCCCGCTACCGTCTATATCACCGGTTCCATGAACTTCCGAAGCGCGGAAGGACTGGACGAATACATCCGAACCGTCCGAACCGCCCGGAATTGGATGGCAGCCCAGCAGAAGGCCGTAGCCAGCGCGCAGCAGCAGCCGAAGGCCGTCTGACACCGGCCAAACAGAACCCCACTCAGCGACCGCCTAAACCCCATGGAGAGCATCATGAGCGACGACTTTGCCAACGAAGCCCCGGCCACCGCACCACACCCGGGATATGCCGTATTCGACACGGAAGGAACCGGCCTATTTCGGTATGACGAGCCAGCCGACGCGCCAGGCCAACCCCGCATGGCCTCGCTGGCGATCATCTATGTCGACGAGAACCTGGAAATCGAACGCGAGTGCCAGCTTTTCGTCCGCCCCGACGTCAGCGACTACACCATGACCGAGGGCGCCCAGAAGGCGCACGGCCTCACCGTCGAATTCCTCAACGAGCACGGCGTGCCGGTGACCGAAGCGCTCAACGAATACCTGAGCGCCGTCGACAACGGCCGCATCATGGTCGCGCACAACGCATCCCACGACATGAAGCAACTACGCGCCGAGCTCCGCCGCGCCGGCATGCAGGACCGTTTCGAGGATTCCCCGAATATCTGCACCATGCGGGCCATGACCGATATCTGCAAGATCCCACCCAAGGGCAACCGCGGCGGATACAAATGGCCGGCGCTGTCCGAGGCGCTGCTGTTCATCGGCTCCGAGAATCTTGGCGACCACTCTGCCATCAACGACGCGAAGGGCGCGCTGGAACTCCTGCGCTACCTCAAGCGGACCGGCAACATGCCGGAGGCAAAGGTCCATTACAAAAAGGACCGCGAGTGATGATGAAAGCACCACGAGCACCGAGAGGCGAGAAACCTGCCGTGACGATCCGCTGGCAGCGCCGCCATATGCTCAATATGGCGCAGACCATTGAATCCTTACGCGGAGAACTTTTGCGGCGCGACAAGCAATTTGTCGACATGGAGGGCGTGATCGCCGGCTACGACGCCCAGCTAAACGAAGCCAAAGATGAAATATGTCGATGGCAGCTAACCGCCGAAGGCCAAGCCCAGGAAGTCCGTAAGGTCCAATACGAGTTCCGCGCCCAATCCAGTCGCCTTGCCTACCTCGAGGGATATTATGCCGCGCATCAAGAAACGAGGCCCGTATCAGCCGCGGGCGCACCTTTCCCCCGCAATCCGGCCCAAGCTCAAACCGGAGGACGTCAGGGAAATACGGAAAATCTATCGGATCGCCGACAAAGAGGCCAAGGCCCGCGGTCTGACGAAGGTCCGGCAGGGTTTGGCGCAAGACTTGGCGACCCGCTATGGCGTCAGCCGGGAGGCCATATTCCACATCCGCAAGGGAACTCGGTGGAGCACATTGAGGTGACCGAGAATGGCGTATCACGAGACCGATCGCAGCGAAGCGATATCTGCCATCACGATTCGCTTTAAGGCCGGCGAATTCTCCGAACACGTCCTGCGCGCAAGCCTCTACTGCCTCCGCCTGCGCGGGGATGAACTCGAGCAAACCGCACGCGATATCATCGCAGAAAAGGCAAAGCCATGAACGATCGAACCACCACCGAAGAACAGTTCCTCGCCGAGCACAACACCGCGCTCAAGGAGGATTTGAAGCAAGCCCGCCAGGAAATCGCCCTGCTTTCCGAGCAGATCCGCGATGGCAAGTCCGAGCAGGAAAAACTCGCCTACAAAAACGACTTCCTACTCGCCGAGACTGTCCGTCTGACCGCATCCCGCGAGCAGTATGAGCGCGTGGCGATCCGGTCGACCGCCATTCTGGACGGCGCCCTCACGTCGCTCATCGCCACCTGCCAGTCGCTGCAGTCCGAAATCCGGGATGCCGCGTTTACCAAGGTGCCAGGCTCCGCCAAGATCGACCCGCCGGCGGAACCGGCCAACGCCAACACGGTCGACGTCGAGAAGATCGCCGAGACGTTCGCGTCAGGCTTTGACGAGGCCCAAACTCCGCTGCCGCCCAAGCCGCGGTTCGGCAACGGCGCCCAGCAGCACTAAAACGCCAACGGCCCCGAGGGGAACATCTCGGGGCCGAGGGGAGGGTCAGTGAGGCCGCGCGTCCATGGGCTAGGTGCGCGCAAGCAACATAATCCGCACATCAAGATTCGGTCAACGGAAACCAAAGAGCAAATTAATATTTGACAAAGAGCGCACAATGGATGAACCTTTCCCAGTCCGGATTGTCCGATATATGTTGATCCTAGCGGCGATCTGCGCAAGCCCGGCATATGTGATCTGGATAGCCGGCGGCGCCTTCTGCGACCGGCGCGGGCAACGGAGACAACGATGACCATTAGAAACGCAAAGCTCCTGGCCCTTGGCCTGATCCTGGTTATCGCCGCGTCCTGGTATTTCATCGTTTATCCGATCGTCTGCTTTCTCGAGCCATGGTGCGGACAATGAGCCGGACTTCTCAGGAAGCATCAAAAGCCAAGCGTGGCGGTGTCCCGAGGATGGTCGGAGAACCGCTGAGCCGGATCCCGTGGTCTCCCGAACATGTAGCTTTGGCCAAAAAGATGAAGGCCGAAGGAGCCAAATCATCCGAAATTGCGGCGGCGGTAGGCAGAACGGCTGACCAAGTTCGCAGCCGACTAAACCGTGACAATGATCGCCCGTACCTAACTCGACCCTTGGCCGAAAAAGAAGCCGGCTTGACGGTCAAGCGCTGCCGGCGGTGCCAAGAAGATCTGCCTCTTGATGCCTTCGCGGTTACCAAGATGAACAAGACGGAATATCGCAGGCCTCGTTGCAGGCCATGCGAGATTGCCCGACATGCTGACCGTCGTGAACGCGGTCTTCATCTCGTAAAGGCGCGCCGCCATGTGGCGAAAGCTCGGGAAAAGTACCCAGAAAAGGCCGCCGCTCAGAAGACTTTCAATGAAGCTGTCAGGCGCGGCCGGCTTGTGCGACCCGAGACGTGCGAGACGTGCCGACAGAAGCCGCCGCGAAATCGGTTAGGCAGATCATCTATCCAGGGCCACCACGACGACTATTCCAAGCCGCTTGAAGTCCGTTGGCTCTGTCAGCCGTGCCACAACCGGCACCACAGAAACTTGGCCGCCGCAAGTGCAGCCTCTCCTGTCCATACACGCGAAGGGGAATAGCGATGTTGAACAAAGACGACACCCAGCTCATCGCGAGATTCATAGAGGACGGGACCAGGCCGCTGCTGGAGCGCATCGAGAAGCTGGAGGCTGATCTGGCAGCGAAGCGCAAGGCTGAGCCGGTCTCGCGCCCAGATCGAAAGTGCGGACCATGAAGCGGCCTATCGCATACGACCTGTGCTGCAAGGCGGGTGGGGTATCAATGGGGCTTCACCGCGCGGGCTTCCATGTGATCGGTGTCGATATCGAGCCGCAACCCCGCTATCCCTTCACGTTTATTCAAGCCGACGCACTGACGACCGATCTTTCGGACGCCGACTTTGTTTGGGCCAGCCCGCACTGCCAGGGTTACACCGCCTTGCGGCACGCTCCTGGGGCCAAGGGGAAGCCGCGTCAGATAGCGCAGTTCCGGGAACGGATGCCCGCGGACGTTCTGTGGGCAATCGAGAACGTCGAGGAGGCAGCATGGGACATGCAAAACCCGATCACGCTTTGCGGGTCAATGTTCGGCCTCGGGGCGCAGGGTTGCAGGCTCCAGCGGCACAGGCTCATCGAAACCAACTTCCCCATTCGGCAGCCGGAATGCGAACACGACGCCCGTCCCGTGATCGGCGTTTACGGCGGCCATGCCCGGCGCCGGGCGGCATCTGCCGGGGGACGGGGTACGCGCGATGTGTGGGAGGGGGGCCATAAGGCGGCAGCCTCGGCAGCCATGAGGATTGATTGGATGACGCTTGCCGAACTCAGCGAGGCAATCCCGCCGTCCTATGCCGAATTTATCGGGAGCAAAGCGATGGAAATTCTCGACGCCCCGTATGAGAGAACCGGCCGGATCATTCGTGAGGCCGCAGAATGACCAAGGCCCAGACACCCCAGGAGTCCGAACAATGAGCAGTCTTTTGGATCTAGCCGATCGATGTGAGCGAGCCGAGCAGCCAGATCGCGAGATTGACCTCGCAATCCATCTTGCTCTTTGGCCGGACAGCGAGTTGGCCAAGATGACCATGCATCGAAGGGGCTTGGATTCGCAACCTGGCTTTGCGTGGACCATCCACCAGAACGCCGTCGTCTTTGAAAGATGGACGGAGGATGGCCGCTGTCCTTACAACGGCGGATATCCATTGCCAGCGTTCACGGGCTCCGTTGACGCTGCCCTTTCCCTCAAGGCCGAGGACATCGATCTCGACCTTTCCTACAGCATCATACTGATCGAGGGGAAGGCTTGGTTTGCTGAGCTTACAGCCGGCGGCCCATATCAAACCGGCTTTTGGCCCAAGCAAGGTCGCGGTTATATCGGTGCGACGGCGATCTGCGCTGCGGCGCTGCGCGCTCATAGTCGCGATCATGTGGGAAGTCCGGCAGATGAACGGGGTGAGGCATGAGCCGATCTCAGCACCAGCAGATGCGTGATGCCATCGATGCCGTCGAACTGGCACTCAACAACCTAGAGATCAATAGCGTTGTGAGAATGTGGGAGAACGCCGATGCGTCCATCATGGTGAAGATTCCACTCGGGGCGTTGCGCCGCTTGGCAGACTGCTATCCAGATCTAAACCGCATAATCAACGACCCGGCTTTCGAACGGCCGGACTCTCCGGCAGACCGCGAGGGCAAATGAACCTACTCCCGAAAGATACTCTCCGCTACGTCGAGCGCTTTGGCGGCGATTGCCGAGACTGTGCCGACAACCGCGGCGTATGCCCGAACTCCGGGCTGCCGTGCGCAGAGCGAGGCAAGGCCATCAAGTGGGTAATCGACGCGATCAACTACGGCGCCGGGATGGGCTACCTCAAAGTCAACACGGACTCTTCTGGTGTCCGGACCTTGAAGGAGATTGATAATGCCTAAGGTTGATATGGCCGACGCCATGAGGAAGCTACGAGCACTTAGAATCCGCTGTAAGCCAGAGGGCGAATGCGCCTACTGCGACCAGCACTGCTACGATGAGATGATGCCGAAGCATGATCCATCGCCGCGCTGCGAGAGTGGCAAGCGACCGCACTGCACCTGCGACATTTGCTTTTGATCGGTCTGGCGGTCTGCCACTTTTGGAGAGAGAAGATGAAAACTAACCCAACAGATTTTGTCCCCGCTATGCGGGAAAACGAAGAATGCCCTTATTGCAAGGGTCCAACGGTGAACGTCGGATTTGCATACATTACCTGCGGTGCAGCGTGGAATCCCGATTGCTTCGGGCATCGTGTTCGATCGCCCCTGACGTCGGAAGCAATCATGACAAGGTTCGATGCGGCGATCGACGCTATCAAGCGCGCATAGCCGGAGTGGCCGGTTGTCCGAAACGCTGGAGGAAGAAGTGATAGCAACTGGAGTACACTGCCTCGCAACGGTTTTTCTCGCCATCGGCGCCGTTTTAGCCGCTCCGTTTTGGGTCATTGGCTTATGGCTGAATGGTAGAGCCGATGATCTCGACGGTGGTTGGAGGCGTGGGAGGAAGCAGAATTGGCTTTGGCAGTTTGCCAGATCGTGGCGATAACCGCCAGATGAACAGGAGAGAGCATGACCGAATCTTTCATCGAATGGCTGGACCGCACCAAGAAAAGATTGGAGGCCATGATGTCTCGAAAGTAGGGCCACTTGACATATAGGGCAAATGGCCCTAAGATGGGCAAATCAGCAAGGGCAATCCTGCCCGGCTAGGAGGTAAACATGGCCATCAAGATCTGGACTGACTTCAAAACCGGCGACCGCGTGATGGCTTCCGATTGCGAGCGCGACATCGGGACGGTCATCGAGACCGCTCCCGACGCCACCGTCGCTGGTCGCGCTTTCATTCGTTGGGACGACAATGCGCTGCCCTCTTGGCTCCGCGCGGACATGCTCACCTTCTCGCCGCACGTCGAGGACGAGACGTGGGAATACATGCTCGACTTGTTGTTGAGCGGCGAGACCAGTCCGGCAGATTTCCGCAGCCAGATGGACTGCGAGGGCTACCACGTCCAGCAGATCAACAACGCCATTGATTACAACTGGGAGGAAATTCGCCTCCAGATGCTGTCTGAGCCCACATGACCGCCAAACAATTCCAAGCCGCTATCGACCGCCTCGGCCTTTCACAGGTCGGGGTGGCTCGCCTTTTGGGGGCCGACCCGCGTACAGCACGCCGCTGGGCCCTTGGCGAGCGCTCCGTGCCTGAGCCTATTGCGATCCTGCTCAAGCTCATGGTGGCCGGTAAGATAACGGCCAACGACATCGAGAATACGCACTAAGGCCCGGACTGGCAAGGTGTCCGCTGAGGTTAACCCGGTGCGAGATGGCAGAGCCGATAACGCGAATGAAGGCTACGGGTCGCTCCCGATGCAGTCACCGCTGAGGCCGAACAGGGAGCGCGACTCTCCCGACCGGGGCCACACACAAAGTCCAGACACGAATGGTGTCCGGGCCTTGGAGGGAAAATGAACGACCGCAAACTAGTGACCGGGATGTATCGGAATGTGGATTTCAGGGTCGGCAAACGAGGCCCGGCCGATGCCATCGTTTACGAGCGCACATTTCGCCTGAGCAATGCCGAATTTATCCGGGCCGAAAAACGGAAGCGCGGGCCGTTCAGGCGTGTCACCGAATGGTGGAGCATGATGCACCCCAAGAGGATGCCAGGCGCCTATAAGCCGCGCATGGCCCGGACTTGACCGATGAACGGACTTGAGAGGGGAAAATGACCGACACCGAACTTGTAGCCGCGGCCAAGGAAATCATTGCCACTGGCTGTGGATGCCACCGGGAATGCGAGGGCGAGGACTTCTGCGGTTGCGAAGATGAGGCCCGTAAGATTGTTGAACTGGTGCGCCAGAACGATTCAGCGCTGTAGCGATCTTGAGCAGTGACCGCCAGATTAACAGAGGCCGAAACAATGGATGAGCTTATCTCGGCTAAGGCGGCGGTTCAGTATCTTAAAGATGCCGCAAGCTATTTCGCAAACCGTGACACGAACGGCGAAGATTCCGCCTTCTGGGCAAACATCCAGAATGCGGAGAATTGCCGGCGCATTGCTCGGCTGATCGAAGCACAAGAGAGGATGAAATGACCTACCCGGAAACTTTTCCGACTGGGTCTCGCGTCGTCGTGAAAGCCGGGCCGCACGAAGGCACTGATCATGACTGGAATGGCCACGCCGGCTCAGTTATCAAATGGCACGGATGTAGCAGCGCATCCATTAAGATGGATAAGCACAAGCGGCACTGGCCTCGCGGCCCGATCATCATCACGGGACACAACTTGCAGCTTGTGGCCAGCCCCCTAAGGCCCGGACTTGGCCAAACTCCGAACCTGTAAGAGATCCTTACAGGTTCATCGGCTCCAGCACGATCCGGTTCGACCGGCGCAGGGCAGCAATCCCCCTCACCCTCTCACAGGCCTTCTGGTAGGTCATCGCCTCAGGCATGACCACGTACTTGTCCTTGGCCGTAACGCTCGGGGAAACGATCGTGAAGGCCCAGAACCGCGTTCCCTTGGGCTTGCCGTGCCGGGCCTCGAAGCGGGTGGTGTCTATTGGAATATCCATGCCTAAATATATGGGATGGAAAAGCGCGTCCGCATCATCAAGCACGAGGTCATCCCGGATTGCGGGAGCTACGAGGTCAGGATTCCAGGGAAACCTAGCGTCTATTTCTATTGGGAAAACAACGCCGGGAGAAGGCTCAGGCCCGAAGTAATGACCGGAGATCAGGCGTTGGAAAAGGCCAGAGAACTCGCCAGAAACGAGCAAGGCCGTCTTGATGGAGGGGTCTACGTGGGGTAGTGGTGGGGGATGCGAACCGATTACAGCTACGCGAATTACGCTAGTTGCCCAGACCCATCTCACCGACCTATGTATCTGCAGGCAGTTGATCACTACCTGCGGCGGAACGCAGTACGTACCGTAATTGACGCCGGCTGCGGCGGGGGAGATTTTACTCAAGGGCTGCACGAAAAGGGCTATCAGGTTTTCGGCGTGGACCTGAACGAGAGCGCGATAGCCGCGGCACGGCAACGCCAAGCTGGCCAATACCACGTTTCATCCGTCTACGAAGATTTGCGCCAACCGTTTGACCTAGGACCTGTCGATGCCGTCGTGTCGATCGAGGTGATCGAGCACCTGTATTCGCCACGCGTCTTTATGGACCGGGCCCGTGACGCTCTTCGACCTGGCGGCATCCTGGCTATCAGCACGCCCTATTGGGGCTACCTCAAGAACGTTGTGCTGGCAGTTTCTAACCGGATGGATCGGGCGCTTAACCCCTGCTGGGACGGAGGCCACATCAAACATTTCTCGCGCGCGAAGCTGACAGAGATGGCGACCGATCAGGGATTTGAGTTTGTTGCATTCGAAGGCTGTGGCGAGGGTGTCAGATCGTCGCCGTACCTCTGGAGCGGGATGCTGATGATCTTTAAGAAGCCGACTGGCTAGACCCCGAACTGGGTCAGCGCACCAGCGCATCCAGTGATGTTTGCTCCGCTCCGGTCAAGTCTATGTCAAAGGCCGCCTGAAGTCTGACAGAAGATAGAGCCGCACTTCCGCTTGGGCTAAAAGAGCCGGTCGTCCTGTTATACTGCCCCTGATCTGACCCTGACATAAGGGCATTAAGATTTGCGCCGAGGCCGATCTGACCGGTTAGCATATCTGGGGGGTTCAAGTTGGGGCTAGGAATCACAAGCCCGGTCTGAGCGGAGCCGGCGACGGCGTTGGACCATGCCTTCCAGTCAGTGCCGTCGAACGTACATGCCGCAGTGTTGAATGCAGTTGCAGATGCTGGGGTGGCCGTGGCGGTCTTTTGCTGTGTCGCATCTGAGAGCAGGCAATTGATCGCGCCCGGTGATCCTGATGTATGAGACAGCATCATTCTATTTGAAAACTGCCCGATCGCGAACGGGTTGAACGCCGCGGTCCCGGGCTTTTGGTAAGCTGCGAACAAGGTGATCTTCGTCTTACGGCGGATATTATTTAGGTAGGATCGATCACCACCGTAGTAGCCGTATGAGCTGCCTGTTCCGTTTACCCACGCCGGTTTGCCGCCAATACCAGTGGCGTTATAAGTCGTGTTCGCTGTGGTTGGCGTGTAGTCGCCGCCGCGGGGAAGTCGCGTCGTCCCCATGTCGAAAACCTTGGTGATCACGCTACCGCTCTTGGCAACGCAAAACTCTGGCATCGCGGCGAAAAGCAGGTTGTTTTTCTTCCCATTGGTTGTCAGCCACGCATAGAAGCTGTCCATCATTGCCTGATTGCAGGTCGTCGCGTCAGCACCTTCTGCCAAAGCTCGCGTGTAATGCGCATTCACTTCGGGATAGATGGAATTTGAACAATAGGTGCTGACGACTCGATTCTTCTGCTCGACGCCACCGTTGAGGTAGACCAGCTTGTAATAGCCCACCGCGTTGAGCGCCATGCCCGTGTATGTCGCGGTGCCTCCTGAGAAGTCGCCAACCAATGTGGCTTGCGAGCCAACGGTGGGGCCGTAGTAAAGCCGCATCGTATCTGTCGGGGTGACGCCCGTATACCAGTTGATCGTTGCTGTAGAGGACGCGCAACTCGCACGGACGCCCACGGGGGCCGCGCCAGCTGCTGCTGTGGGGTCAATGATCTCCGTATAGTAATCAAGATTTTGTTGCCAAAGCCCCCCGCAAGATGAACCTGTGATAGTGCCAGAGCCAACAGTCGGGCTGGTCGTTATCGTATAATCACCAACGCCGTTTGGCGTACCATTTACTTGGTTGACGACGGTGACGTTGCTGCCGCTGGATATCCCGTTGCCGTAGATCAACGATCCGATTTGGATCGTACCCGTTCCCAAGGACTGGACTGTCAGCGTCGTACCGCCGGTCGTGAACCCCGTGAATTGGAAATAGCCTTGTTGGCCGTTCACGGTAGGATTAGCCGCGCATCCTCCATTGTTGGAATAGGTCGATAGATATGCTTGCGCCCAGAGCCCGTTGCTGATCGGCCAGCCCTTGGCCGCGTAGTAGTGAGCGATGCCGTCTTCAACATATCCGGTGACAGCTTGCAGGTACGAGGGGCCGGGATAAATGCCTGCGTAGGGTGGCGAGACATTCACAGCTGACGGCGTGTCGATCACACTCTGACTGCTATTAACTGATGCGCGGCCTACCCATTGATTTCCAATACGGGAAGTACCACTAAACGTACTGATCTTCGCCATTATCCATGGCGAGCCACCGACAGAAATGGTGTCTGGTGACTGTAATGGCGCTGCTTGCCGACTGGCACCCGTACAGTCAATTGTCGTGCCAACTTGGGAACTGGCGGGAAGGCACCAATTCAGATTGGTGGTGCCGGCCACCCAGATATTGCCGTCAGTGCTGGTCCACGTCGACCGCGCAAAAGTATTGCCGTTATAGGGATAGCCGAACTCATACCCGACAGATTGCCAAACCCCAGCACTGACGCGCTGCACACGTTGAAAGCTCGACCAAGTGCCAAAATTAAGGCCAATATGGGTAGGCTGAGGACTTGTCCAAGTGACCAAATCCGCAGACTTTATCACTCCCATTTCATGCTGGATGCTGGATGCTTGCCCCTCTGCGTAGAGATAGAAAGGGTACGTAGCATCATCCGGATTGCAGAGAAGCTGAGCATCATAATAAAGAAAATATCCCGACTGTGTGACCGACATAGTTTGCGAAGCAACGAGTTGCGCCGCGCCGCCGATGACATAGTCTCCAGTCTGTCCTTGCGTTCCGGTCGATTGAGAGGCGATGACCGCCGTAGTAACGCCAGCGCCTGAGACACTGGCCTGCCCGGCATTGGTGATAAGACCGGTGTAAGCTGTGACCCTCAGTCTGTTGCCGGGAGCAATTCCAGAAGCGTCCGAGATCGACGCGGTGATTGTCGCCACCACTGGAGAGGCGGTGACGCCGGACCCGCTGGGATCAGCCGCCGCGTATATGAAATTGGCGCGGGACGGCAACACGCCTGGATCATTGCTGTAGCCGATCCGAAAATCAAAGCTGCCGTTCCAGACAGCCCCGACACCCGCTCCATGATCCGGGGCAAGTGGCCACGCATAGCGACCGCGCGACGCCGCGATGGCAGCGCCGGCAGCGCCGCATTCAGGGGCTGTCAGGTCATATGGTCTAAATCCCGAAAGCCCGTTTTGATGATACCAGTCATCGGTAGAGACGGCAGGATTTCCGAGACCGGGCGTGTAGTTGCCAGTGAAATTATCCCACGCCGATCCGGTCAGGCCGAAGAAGTTCTCCTGGCGAAGGTTCGGATTTGATACCGCCCCAGGCGCATAGGTCTGGAAAATACCGAACGCGGCATGCGCCAGCCCCGAGAGCAGCAGAAGCAAACAGAGCGCGGCTGATATTCTTTTCATGGCAGTTGCTGGTCCGTGCGGAGGGTCATGGTCACCTGTGGGCTGTCGGAGGGAGTGTTAGCAGTGAAGATCGGCTGACCATTACCGCCGAACCATGCATCGGTAGGCGGCGCCGTGAGGCTGTCCAGCGACTGCGTTCCAGTGGCACCAGATGGCGTCAATGTGCGTGTGCCGCCAACAGGCGTCGGCAGTTTGGTGTTGATCATGTTGGTAGCGCCGAACGTAGTCGTAGTCAGATCGGTCTTGAGCACCTGCCAGTTCGCGAAGCGGGTGACCGTCCAACCCAGTGCGCCGCCGCCCGTAAAAGGCACGTTATTAGTGAAGGTGAAGGTATCCAACACGCCCCAGATTGTCGGGCTGTAGCCGGGCGTCGAGCCACCCGTCGCACTCCCTGTGTACGTGAAATTCTGACAGGAAAACATCGGCGCTTGAGCGGGGCATCCATTCAGCGCGAGGGCATTGTTGCCCGACCCGCCCGTGAAGCTGACAGTCAGCTTTGGAGCCGGGTGCGGGAAGATTTTCAGAGAGTTGGTGGTCCACGCCCCGGTCGGGAAACCGCCTGCCTCGCTGGTCTGTACGTAGGTGTTCACCGTGTCTTGGGTAACGTCCAGAACTTTGAAAAATCTTCCTGCCTGCGCAACGGTGCCGCCTCCGCCGCCGCCCTGCCACGCAACGTAGTGGCCGGGGACAAGGAGTCGGGTCTGTGTTTCGGCATACTGACAGCACCCGCTTGCGCTAAAGGCATTCGGAATTGTGATGATGCCGCCTGACATACTCCACGGATGCGACGCTTCGTCGACCTGATCAACCGGGGTGTTCCGGGTAAAATCAGGCGTGGTGCAATTCGTGCATATGCTTTCATCCGAAACGCCGTAGGCTAGCGTGCCGACTTGGATGGTGGACGTCGCCGTGCTGTTGGTGATGTTGAGTTTTTTCGGACTTCCGAACCACGACTCCATGGTCGTGCCGTCAATATTGATCGTGTCAATCGAAGAACTCTGGACGTTGATTTTCTTGATCGAACCGCCGGTGATGTTCCATGTTCCGACTATTTTGTCGGTCTCAATGCTGCACGTCGAAGCATCAACGTTGATCCAGTTGTGCGTCACATTCTGCGTGGGGATCGCGCAGTGGACCCCGACCATCTTGGCGTCCCGCCATGTGATGTTGCGGCCGTTCGAGGTGGTCTGGCCGTTCGGGGTGACCAGCGACAAGTCCTTAAATTCGACTGTGGTCTCCCACGTCGGATCAAGGACGTAGATCGTCGCCGGGCCACCTTGGTCTACCTCGAAAACATTCCGCCCCGTGTTGTATTGCGGCCATGTGTCCTTGTAGAGATTTGCGAACGGCGCATCGACGCAGACCTGATGCGTCGTGGAGTTTACAGAGACCACCGTTCGATATTCGAACCAGTGCGGATTGCTGGGATAGCTGTATGGCGCCCCGTAATATGCCTGATTGGCCCAACCCCCGACCATGATCTTCGATCCAACCGGGAATAGGGCCGTCCGATCGCCGCCGCCCGTTCCCCCGCTGGTATAGGCCCCGTCGAACGTCATCTGGAATAGATCGACGTCGGTCCCGTTGATGACCTTGATCCAAAACAAGCCGTTTGAGCGCTGGGGAAGGAGCCCCTGCCCGACGATGTTGTTCAGAAACAGGGTGTCGCCGGTGGTGAGGCCCGTTGTCGAATTGAGGGAGACCCGAATATTGCCCTGAGACTGATACTTCCCGCTCCCGCCTGACGTGGTGCGATTGCTAAGTTGATAGGTGCCGGCACCGCCCGGGGTGCCGGCGATCTGCGACACAATGTTCGTCGGCGCGCTGGTGCTAGCCCCGGTGCCATTCCATGAACCGCCGCCATAGACCACCTGCCCGACCGCAAGAACGCCGTCCTCGACCGAGGTTACGGTTAGAACGCCCGTATTGGCCGCGATGCTGCCAGTATAGGACGCTGGCGCGGTGTAAGTGGCCTGCAAGGCGAAAGAGACCGACGCCGACATTGCATAGGTGCCAGTACCCCCAACGCCCGTGGTCCCGGCGGTGCCGTATGGCTGCACCGTATTGAACGAACCGGCATTACTGGTTGCGTTGCCGATGATTGCTCCGGGGACGATCGTACCGGACGTAATCGAGTTGACCGTCATCGTGGTCCCAGACGATGACGCTGAGAACCGCGCGGTGGAGGCGAAGCTCGGCTGAATGCCCGTCACCGTGACAGCGGGGGGTGTCTTTAGAGTAATGCAGCTATCGCCCGGATTAATGGTGTCCGTACGATTGCTATGGAAAGCGTCGTTGAACTGCCCGGAGCCGCCCAGCAGCATGCCACCGGCAAGGCTCGAAATCCCCGAAGTCGCCGAACCATTCCCGGCCACCACAAGGTCGCCAATCCCCTTGAACGGGAACTGCTGAGCGCTGGTTATCCCACAGAACCCAGGCAGATTGAGCTGCACCGGCGTCGTGCCTTGGTAGGCAGCCTTGAACGCCGTGTAGGCCGCCGTGGCGTCCGTTGCCCATACCAAATCAGCGGCCTGCGCCGTCTTTGGTGTCGAGATATCGCTGCCGACAACGATGTTCTGCGCGTTTGTGAAACTCGCAATCGTGCCCGTGTAGGTGCTGCCACCCGCGCCGACGCCGCCGATTGCGATTGTCTTACCGACGTCACCGCTGGAAAATATGCTGAGGCTGGAGAAAACGTTCCGGTTGCCGGTCCCGTTCGTGGTTATGGTGGGGCTGGCGTACTGACCGTCGCATACCGCGCCATAATCAGAGACGAGGTTTTTCTGCACCCGCGATGGAGCGGATGGCGCATAAGTCTGAAAGATGCCGAACGCCGCGTAGGCGCTCGACGTGATCAGCAGAGCGGCAAGGGCGGATAGGAACCTGCGCATGATCATCCGCCGATGATCCGGCCGCCACCGCCGCCGCTAAGAGATGGAGGAGTGATGGTGATGTTGCTCGCGCGACCATAGTCAATAGAATTGGTTGCCGTGATGCCGTTGGTGACCGCCGTCACGTCGCGGAATGAACAATAATTGCATGTAGCCCCGCCTCCGCTCAGGGTGAGCGTCACGCTATTGTTTGGTGCAGTTGTTGCAAAACCTGTCCAAGCGTTGACGCCCCCACCTGAAAATACAAGCGACCCCGTGACCGTCCAGTTGGTGGCATTTGAAAAAATGAGATAGTTTGGGGCCTGAATATTGAAGGTGCCAATCGTGGGGCTACTACCTTGCATACTAGTAGCGCCGCCTACAGCCGTTCCTTGCAGAGTCACAACATTGTATGTGAAGGTGCCAAGGTTCATTGTTACTGTTTGATTTTGTGCAACGCCTGCAATCGAACGAACCGTTGATGTATTCGCGTTAAAGGTGAGGTTGGTGGCTCCATTCTGATTCCAGCCGCTGCCGCCGCCAGTATTGCCGACCGTCCAAGTGCTGGCGCCAAGATTTAGAGTTCGCGTCCCGGCTCCGGTGTTCGCTAAGTTGCCAATGTCAACTGACGCGGTATCGCCAGAATTACCAAGCGTGCCGGTAAACAGATTCATTGTGAGCGTGCCAACCGTCCAGTTGACGTTGCGCGTGATTGTGCCGCCGCCAGAGGATGCATCGAACGTGGCCGTGTCCGCTCCGGAGTTGGGCCAGCCGCCTGCCGCCGCGCAAGTGCTGGCGCTGCCACCCGTAGCATTTGACCATTTCGTGGTGTCGTTGATATTGCCGGTGCCGCCGACCCAGAAACATGCAGCAGCATTGGCGACATTCGGCGCCCAGCACGCGAGCGCGAGAAGGAAAAGGCCGAAGAGTTTGTTCATGGCGATGCCCTCACGGTGCCTGGACGTATTTGAGAACGCCAGCGAGCGGCGTTGCAGCGGATGTAATTAGGCATAGACCGACGTTTGTTCCTGCCGTCTGCGCGACGGCGACCTTGCCGCCGGCCTGCAGAAAGATTCCGCTGTTGGCCGCGAAGTTCGGCCCGTTGGCTGCGGTAGTGCCGCCGATGACACCCGCCGTGCCGGTGCCGCAGGTGCCGCCCGTGCCCTCGACGATGCCGATGTTGTCCGCCGCCGCCGATGTCAGGAACAGCGAACAAATGTAGGTCTTGTTGCTTGCGGATGCCGCGACAATTTGAGTCGTGGTTGCCGTCGTAATGCTGATCGGCAACGATGTCTGGAGGTTGGCTTCGCAGGGGTCGATGATGGCATTCCGCGTGCCGTCACCAGATCGAGATGGGAGCGGAGTTGCCGCCGCGACGCCGACAAGATTGCCGCCAGAGTTGAACCCGAAGTAATTGGCATTGGCTGGAACAGCCGCCGCCGTAGCGCCGAGGCCCCAGTTCGCCGCGGTGCCCGGATTGCTCAGGAACGGCGTCATGGATGCGATACCCTGCACCGTGACGACTTCCGTCGATGCCGTGCCAGCCGTGCCCACAGCCGCGCCTGCGACCGTCGAGCCGGTACCGGAGTTCTTGGCAATGGCCACCGGCGACGAGCTGGCGAGAGCCGCCTGCCCGTTCGCGTTGGTATTGCTCACAACAACCGTTGGATAGCCATTCGCGCTGCACTGCACCGCGGAACCTTGGCCGTTCGTCAGCGTGATCGGCGTCGAATTATAGATGCACCCCGTAAGCAGCGAATTGGACGCGGCGGTGCCGGCAGCGACCGTTCCCCTCATTGTGAGGAGATCGACCCAGGAACCCGCAGCGAAGGCCCCGGACAGGAACGACCCGCTGGCAAACGCGCTGGCCGCCCCCTGAATGAACAGAGGCGATCCGCTAACGCCGATCTGCGTGCCAGTGGCATTGACCAATGCGTGCCCCGGCGCCTGCACCCCCGACCCGACATCCACCGACCTCATCGTGACCCCGCTACCCGGCGTCAAGACAATTGCGTTGTCGGCCGCGACCGCGGCAGAGGCCCACAAGGAGCCGATCAGAAGAATTGAGAGAAGCTTTTTCATGACCGTTTTCCTAGAGAGCCCCGATATACTGGCTGTTGCAGGCTTGCGAAAAATCGAGAGTGTTGGAGCATCCCCCACCGCCGCCAGAACCAGACCTGCCGGGGCCGGGGAACGGGAAGAACTGTGCGAGCGCCGCGCCCGCCCACGCCGCCAATGCGAGCGCCAAAACCAACCGCTTTATCATCGCGTAACCCTCCAATTGAGGGTGACAGCGCCTGGCGTGATCGAGGATGAGGTCGGGTTGCAAACCTTGAAGTTGACGTTGTTGGCGGTCGGATATGGATATATCGCCAGCCCGCCCGTCGTCACCGGCGCGTATCCCGTCACCGCGGTAATGTCAGCGTTGGGTGTGAAACTGATCGTGTCGGTCGTGGCCGTGTTCGTGGCGGTAGCCGTGACCGCCGTGGCGCACGCCCCCGACGTGATCGCGCTGGTCCCAAGGACCGCCGTCCCTGCAGCGATGGTCTGCGTCGACCCGCCAGCCGCAGAAACAGCCGCAGCGAGTTGAGCTGCCACACCAGTCCCGAGGCCGGTAATGCCCGCAATCGGCAGTCCCGTGACGTTGGTCAAGGTGCCACTGGAAGGCGTCCCGAGGGCCCCGTTAAAGAGAACCGGCGCGCCCGCGGACCCGATATTGACCGCCAGCGCCGTCGCGACGCCAGTGCCCAAGCCCGTGATGCTGCCGATCGCCGGCGTGCAGGTCGCCGCGGAGATCGCCGTCGTGAGCCCCTTCGCGTTCTGCGTGGTGGTGATGCACGACGTTGCGCTGCCGAAGGTGCCGACGTTCGCGTTCACCGTGGCGAGGGTAAGAGCGCCCAGCCCCGTGGCTGCGGCGTCCCCCGACATCAGGCCGTAGACATAAGCGGCGTTCTGCGCCGCGGTCCCCTTCCGATCAGCGCCGCCCTGCACCACGTAGAACAGTTCGGTGCCACCAAGCGCGCTGGCCGCAGTCAGCGCCGTGACGGTGCTATCAGCCGCTTTGGCCGGCGACAGGAGAGCCAAAAGGCCCGCCGCGATCAGTAAATGACGTCGCATCAGCAGCCTCCCGCGCGGCAAACCTTACTCGCGCCATCGGTTTGAAGAAGAAAGGAAGTGTCATCGACGAGGAGGATCTTGCCAGTCGGGACTGGAACCGAGCCGCCCGGCGTCGTCACGCCCGGGCCATTGATACCGCCCGGGCAGAACCCGCGGCCGCATTTGTTGAATTGGGCGAACGCCGCCCCTGAAAGAACCAGCAAAATTAGCACAATGAAAGTTTTCACTATTGCGCCTTTCCGCCGTATGAGGCAAAATAGCTTCCATGAAACTTTGCCAAATCGCCGGATGCGGCGGGAAGCACCAGGCGCACGGCCTGTGCGACAAGCATTATCGCCGCTTCCGCCACCATGGCGATACAAACCTCAGAGCGCCGGCCATCGACCAGTTCTGGTCTAAAGTAGATCAATCTGGCGGCCCCGATTCCTGCTGGCCTTGGCAGCAGTCCACAGATAGCGGCGGATATGGCGCGGCATGGGATGGCGAAAAGAGGTGGAAATCTCACCGACTGGCTTGGACGCTGACTAATGGAGTCATCCCCGATGGGGTTGATGTGCTCCACCATTGCGACAACCCGCCATGCTGCAACCCATCCCATCTTTGGCTTGGGAAAGATTTGGACAATATCGTCGATTGCATCAGCAAGGGCAGATATAACCGACAGCGAGGCGATGATCGGCCAAATAGTAAAATTACCGAGGCACAAGCCCGAGAGATATTGTTTATTTGGGGACAAGATGGCCGCCCGACGCTGCGCGAGATCGGAGACCGCTACGGCATAGCGATTTCTACCGTACACGGGCTGGTCACGCGGCAAAGGTGGAAGCACCTCGATAATCATTGACGCTCACACGAATACCGATCGCCAGTGCCGGCGGATATAATCGACGCCGTGCTTATCGTGGGCCCGTTGACATCGCTGAAAAAAGAGCCGCCGGCCGCCGTGCCCGACCCAGGTTGAAGGGTCCAAGATCCCGCCCCGCAATTCGTGCCCGCGATCGTCGCCGCCACTCCGCTGAATGAAACGCACATCAGATTCGCGGAATTGTTCATCAGCATGAGCTTGCGGACGTTCGAACTCGTAAATATCGTCTGCGCCGTCCCGCCCGTCGTGATCGTCCCCGAGCAATCCGTGGCAAATGCCGCGCCGCACCACAAAACCGTAGCCAGAAACGCCGCAATAAATCGCATCATGAATCACCTTGCCCGGTTCAAGAGTTCCGTTGCCACGACCCGGGATGCGAGGACCAGATCAGTGTTCGGCCTTATCTGTTCCGATTGTATAACAAAACCTTCGCCGTTCGCATAGCTTCCCGAGAAATACAGTTTCTGGATACCGCCCGGCAACGTCTCCATCAGCGCCTTGGTGCAGGTCGCCACCGGCCGCACCACCTCGTTGAACGAATTTTTAAGGTCGGCGACCCCCATCCTAGCCTCCCAAAGCGCGGTCTACCGACCAGCCCCTCTTCAATCGGCCATGGACACACGCATAATGGAGCCCAGCCAGATCAGCCGCCTCCGCCAAACACATATCCCGGCCTCGAAAGTTGACGATTCTATTCGACCGCCGATTCCTTGCCTGATCTACCCACGTAGCCCACCGGCAATTTGACGGTTCGTAATTCCCATCGTTATCAGGGAACCTATCAAGCGTGTGCGCCTCAGAGGGGCGGCGTCCCATATCTTCAAGGAAATTGTTAAAATCATCCCACCGCTCACAAACCGTAATGCCACGGCCGCCGTAGTCGGCATAATGCCTCCCATCAACATTCCGGCAGCGCTCCCGCATCTGCTGCCAAATAACGTGCTCAGTGGACACCGCGCCACCACGGGCGTCGCCGTGAACGATTTGAGATCGGCAAATCTCAGAATGAGCGCACCCGCACGAGGTCGTGTTGCCGCGCCGCAAATTGCTCCCGATAACAATGCACTCATTACCGCAATCGCATTTGCAGAGCCATTTCGTATACCGGCCAGCCGGCACTCGCCGCACTACTCGAAGGCGCGAAAATACCTGCCCAACATGATCTTTAACCTCCATGCATCGCCTCCCGTGCCTTAATGACCATCGCCCGCCCTCGCGTTCATCGCATCGACCTCAGCCTGAGAGTGGCCTGTCTCCGCCGCCCATTCGGCTAAAATCCTCCGGGCCTCTTCCGGACGCATCGCCAGGACGGCGGCCTCTACGCGGCTCTTAGCCCTGCTGGCGCGCTGATTCGCCCGCCAGTCCAACCCGGCCGCCTTGGCCCGCGCGCGCCGATCGTGGCGGCTCATAGCATCACTTCCGCGCGGCGCCGGGCCAACTCACCCATATGCCGGGCTTTCTCCGCAATCTTCGACGGCCCGCCGCACATCATATCGATATAGCGGGTCACATTCGGCTCACCGGCGATATGATAGGTGGCACGGATCGTTCGAGTTTCGGGCTGGACCACCTCAAGCTTATCCAGCAAAACCCGATGACCACAGCGGCGCAGAAACGCCAAAGATGCAACTTCCTCGTTGAACCATTCGCTCATCACTGGCTCCAATGCGACCCTTTGCGCTTCCCGAACTGTTCCCGACGATAAACCACATCAGGCTGCATTCCCATCGCGATCTGCTGGAAGGCGTCCGCGCCGTGGTCGAACCCGTTCTTGGCCGGCTGCGCCATCCACTGCATCGTCGTCTTGTTCCACGCGCGGGTATAGTTATCGAGACATTCGACCAGATCGCCAGCGTAATCCGAGCAGAACCAGCTGTTATTGATAAACCGACGCCCAGCCTCAATCGAATCCGCCTTGTCCCCTACCCGGTCGACCACGATAAAGTCGACGCCGTGCTCAGCCGCCACCTCTTTCCGACTCTGTGCGGTGACGCCGGTCATATTCGACCAGTCCCGGGTATTCAGATCGTGCGGCCCGTAATGCTTGCCGTAGCGCCAGTTCCGCGTCTCCGCCCGCTGCTTGAGAATGCGAAGCCCATCCGCCAGGCCCGCGCTATCGCCGCGCGCAAAGTCGATATGCCGATGCCGCACGCCGTCTGTCTGCATGAACCCGATGGCCAGGTTGCCATCCATCCCGAGATCCCAATAGGTGTGGACCGGTCGGCTATCGTCATACGGAACCGGATACCCCACGCGCTTATCCCGGCGCGCGGCGTTCATCTCGTTTTTCCAGTAGGCGCCCTCGAGGGAGGCAAAGAAACACTCGTCCGGCGTCGACGGATGCTCGCTTCGCATGTCGTCAGGACCGAGCGTCTCCCGGACCTTGACGTACCAAGCCTGCTGCTCGCCATCGGTCGCGATGCCGTGCTTGACCCGCAACTCCTCGAAATACTCCCGCATATCACCCGGAATAAATACCAAGTTGATCGGCAGCCGATTGGCCGGGTTCATATGCCAGCCGTAGAAATGCAGCCGGAAATCGCGCTGGGTCAGCCGCTGGCGCGACGCCTGCAACTGCTCCCCGGCCTTCACCAGATCGAAGAACTCACCCGAGGTGCCCTTGGCGGTCGATTCCACCCATATCTTGCCGTTGATCGGCACCGATTCGATGGTGCCCGTCTTGATTTCCTTGGCGATCAGCGGGGATTTAGCCGATATCGGCCCGTATTCTGAAATATGCAGCAGCTGCGGAGTATCGCCGCGGTAGGACGTGCCGGCGACGATCTTGGAGCCGTTCTGCCACTTCAATTCCTCTTGGTTATCAATGACCAGCGGCATCCCCTGCCGCAGCGACGCCGGCATGCGCTCATAGGCAAACTTGGCCATCGCCAGCTTGGCCTTGGCATCGTCCAGCGTCTGGTCGATGATCCCGGCCGTGGTGTTGGAGGCAAATATGCAGGCGTCCAGCATCCGAATGCTGATGAAGGTCGAAAACCCGAGCTTGCGGCTTTTCAGGATCGTATCCCGGAACCACTCCCGGCCGGCATAATGCGCCTGCGCCGCGTTGAGCCGGAACGGCACGGGCAAACCGTCCGCATTCTTGATGGCGTAGAGATTGTTGAGGCGGAAATTCCGGTCAGCCAGCTGCGCCTTTGACGCTTTCCATTCCCGGGTATCGCGTACCGCCTCGAGCGCTGATGCGTCGCTCATGGCTTAGCCCGTCGCGGCCACGTCGACGATCGATATCGTCGCGCCCCGCGCCCATTGGAAAATATTCTCGCCCTGCAACTTCGGAGACTGCGCGCTGGCAACCCGCGAATTCGACGCCGATGGGCCGTTGAGATTGATTTCGTACCGGATCGCCTGGCCGACCTCGACCTCGATCACGCACATCACGGCATCGTCCGGCGACTGCACCACGCTGGGAACGGGCGTGGCGCCGTTCGTGGTCAGCATCTGCTTCCAGAGGTACGGTTCCTGCCGGACGAACACGGAATCGGCGTTGTGGAATTTGAGCAGCCGCTGCTCGATTTGGACAATCCCGCTGTAACCCCACATGCGAACTAAGGCCATTTCTAAACTCCCGAGTATTCGCCATGCATGCAGGCTGCTGCGATGCGATAGGCTGCTGCCGCCATCTCAGCGGTCGGATATAGCCCAAGCTGATATCGCACACCGTCAGCGCTGATCCTACACCAATACGCATTCTGCTGCGGATGCTTTGTAACGCCCTTGAACCCGCATTTATTATGCTTCCGAACCGTCTGGTTCATGCAATTTTTCTTCGTTGTGGTGTCTCGCAGGTTGCCAATCCTGTCATTTGCCTGATCGCGATCGCGGTGATCCACTTCGCCCGATGGCCACATGCCCTTGTGCATAAGCCACACCACATGAGTCTGAGGGACGCGACCGCCGGGAATCCTGACGGTTTTTCGACCCCTCGTGACGGAATAGGCTCTATCGCCTATTTGGACGCCCCTCCCAGGCTCAATACGCCAATACAGATCGCCGGTCAGCGTATCGTATCGGAAGCGCGAGCGCGCCATCTCAGCGGTGAATCCGATTCGCAATGATGTCCGGACAGGGCTCCCCATGCAAACCTCCTGAAATCTCAGGATCGAAGCGATAGCACAGGAACCGCTAGTCGCAAAGAAGCCCCTGCCATGGGGGACAGGGGCTTCTCACACTCAGTCGGGAGCCGGAGGGCTGTTACCCGCTGAATTACGATGGATTCGCGGCGCGACTTTCATCCGGGAAATCGGACGGCGGCTTGCCGGAGCCGTCGTCAGCGATGCCCTTCTGCTCAGAGTTGCGCTGCTTCTCCTCGTCTGACTTCTGCTTCGCATCTTCCATGGCTTTGCGCTGGGCCTCCAGCGCCGCCTCGCGGTTGGCCTTCTCAGCCTCCGGAGAGCCGGCCTGCGCCGTGCCAGGTTCCGCCAGATTGAGCGGATTGTCGCGGCGCCGCTCCATCTCTTCGTTGATCTTGTCCTGCTGCTTCTGCGCAGCCTCGCGCTCCGCGTCGGTCGGCTCATGCGGCACACCCGGGCCCGAGCCGATCGGCTGGCCATCGTTGCCGAGCAGCGCGTTCTGGCTGGAATCGCCCAACCCGGACTTGATGACGTCGGCATTGTTCGCCGGCGCCTTGGCGTCGGGATCTGTCGGAACCACCATCGAACTCGAGGGCGAGTCGGGCATGGAGCCCGGCGCGCGCTGCGTGGTGCCGCCGCCGCTCACAACGAAACCGCCAGCGGTCTCGATCGCGGCCGGCTGGTTGGGCTGCGCATCCGTGCCGCGGCCCTTGTTACCCGTCGGATCGGGGTCGAAGGCCATGTTGGGCATCAGCGGCGCGCCGTCGCCACGGGCAGTGCCGGGCATCGGATCGGGGCGCTCAGCCTCCGGATCGGTCGGGATTTCCTCCGGCTCAACCCGCTCTGACGCCGGCGCGCCGCCGTTGGACTGCGAAGGGGCCACCACCGGATCAGCATTGGCCGGAACCGCGTCCTTGAGCTCGTCATGGGTTGCCTGCGCTTGGTCCAGCGCCTCGCCCGCCGAGGTCTGCGCATCGTTCGCCTCGTCGAAGGCGTGCTGCAGGGCGTCCTTGTCCTCTTGGCTCAGTTCTTGGCGGACCGGGATCGCGTCAAGCTTGGCCTGCAGATCGGCCATCTTGGCCTCAGCGTCCTGCCGGGCAGCGAGAGCGTCCGCGAGTTGCTTGTCGCGGAGCTTGTCCGCCTCTTTATCGGCCTTGATATAATCCTGCTGCGCGCGGATCTTCGCAACAGTCTCTGCGACTTCCTTCGAAACGGCCATTTGAGTTTTCCTCGCAAGAGTTAAGCGGATGAATATTCACGATTTAGCATGATGCGAGCACCGCCGAAAGATTTATAGACGCCCGGCGACAATAAGAATGATCAATATGATCAGCACCAGCCCGAGGCCGCCACCCAAGTACGGGCCGCCACCATAGTATGCACCGCGGCCGCCCCAACCGAGGCCGCCACCGAGCAACGCCAACACCAGAATGATGATTAGAACTGTCACGAGTAGCGACATGGGACGCCTCCGATAACGAGGGCGATGCGCCGCAACAACGCCGCAATGCTATTTGGGTTCCATTTCCACCTTGCTGATCGCGATATGATAAACTACGTCGCGCTCAAACTGGCCCAACTCCTTCGGCAACTCTCCCATCAGATGGCCGGCGTTTGGCGGCTGAAACTTCAGCAGGACATAATGCGACCCGTTTTTCGATACGGAGGCGGAGCACTGCGCATCGAACTCTATCATGCTGCGGACCGGCGATAAAAGAAGGCGCCGAGCCCGATTATCAAGCCGATCACCGCAGAGATGCCGTTCCACAGCAGCGACGCGCCCTCCGCCCGGCTCACCACCTGGCTGATCCGCGCATCATTGGTCTGGATCTTGTCCTCCATCGCCTTGATCACGGCGAGCGCTTCCGAGCGCGACATCAGCGTGGCCTGCTGATCTTTCAGCGTCGATCGGAATTCGTTGACCGAATCGAACCGCTTCTCCGCCGCGGTCTCAGCCTTGGCCACAGCCTCCTTTGCCGCCGCCAGCGCCGCGGCGACCGCCTTCTCCTGCGCGTCAAACCTTTGATTGTTCGCCACGGACCGCTCGTTGAGGATCGTCATTACCTCTTGAGCCGTGACCTCCGCCCGCGCCGGCATCGCTACCAGCAGCAGCCCCGCGACAAGCCCCCAACGCATCACACCAGCCTCCAAAGCCCCCACCCAGCCGTATAAGCGGCCATGGCCACGAGCGTCCATATCCACGGACCGTTACCATAAAGCGGTTTGGATATCTCCCGGATTGTGCAGATGAAGCCTATCAACGCGATCGTGCCGCCCAGGATCAGCCAGAACTGGCTCAAATTTGGCAGATCGCCCCCGCGCATCCGCCATGCCGTGACCTCGACCGACCGGATGGTGACCCCGAGCGCCAACGTCATCACGCCGAGCATGACCCGCATAGAACCGGTCGCGCGGGACCGCCAGCCGTACCCGAAAACCTTATAGGCGATGGCCTCGTGGACCAGATAGATCGCGCAAATCACCGTCAGCGACGCCGCGGCGAGGGCCCAGTTGCCATTCAGTATCTCGAGCGTGTAGCCGTGCACTACTGAGGCCCCAAGAATATCCGCTTTTCCTGGTCTCTCTCGTATTCCTCCGCCTTCTCATTGGCGGCGACGATCGCGGCGAACGGGTTGTCCTCATGGGCATAGGGGCGAATCTGGTCGACCAAGCTGTGCATCTGCGTGCGGACCTCAGAGCCAAGGCGCATCGCGGCGTCGAATTTCTCATTCGCCATCTCGCTAACCCTCGCCCGCCCCGTGAACCACGCCATGGTACTCATCGCCGTTTCACATTCAGCATATCGATCACCATTTGCATCAAGCCCTTGAACTCGGTCATGGTCTGGATGGTGCTCGTCGAGAGCGCTAGAATCTGGGAATCTTTGGCCGCAATGATTTCATCCTTGTCACTAAGCGCTTTGATCAGACGATTTCTATCAAGAACGAGCCAACCGATCGCAATCAGGAGACACGCTAACACCCCGCCCTTTTGGATCAGATCAAAGGTTTCCGGGGTCATTTCAGTATGCCAATTGCCGCCTATGTTGCGTGGTCAATTATGACCACCCAGCCGTCAAATCGGTCGGTTAAACCGATCCATCATCGTATCTAGATCAGATTCCGTCTCCGCCAAATCATCATCCGTCACGGTCCCAGCTTCTGCCTTCTTGAGCAGAACGCGGATCGCCCGGTAGGCCGGCCCGACGCTACCGCCCGAATTGGCTATGACCTGCGCCGCGCCCAGCCCCTTCAGGAGTACCGGAAGAATTTTGCTGAAATCCATGGCTATTTCGCCTCCTGTATCGCAACACCATTTTCGGCCGCCTTGCCCTTCACGATGCCGATCAAGTCGACGACTTCGTTAAATACAACGGCCGCGTTCACCTGATCGTTCCTCTTTACGAACCCGCGCAGCCGCGCCAGGTAAGGCGGTATCTGCCGCGTGTAGACCTGCACCATGCGGATTTGCTCGACACAGCCCGCGTTCAGCGTCCCAGCCTCGCAGGCGTCGCGCCATGCGTTAAGGCCGGCGAAGACCAGCACCGCGCCGGCCTCGACCTTCCGCAACCGTTCGTTGGTGACGGGATTGGCGACCGAAGCCGTGCCGAGTTCGACCAGCGTGGGGAGCTTGCCGAAGAATTGGCAACCGCCCTGCGGCAGCGCGAGAACCGCGAGAAGCGAAAGTGTGACGGCGATATGGGCGATGCGGCGCATGGCGGCTCCTATGCTGCGGATTTGACTTGAGGGCTCACGGTTGCGGCCGCCAATTCCGGATCGGCCACCTTGATATCACTCACCACCTCCGGGAGCGACGCCGCGGCGTCCAGTATCGCCACCTTGGCCTCCTTGCTCGTCGGGATGGAGTTATCCTGCGCGACCGCCTTGGTCGCCTCGATCAGCGCTTTCTGCGCATCGACGGATTCCACACTCTTTTCGCCGGTAGCGATCTGCTGCACCTGAGCGATCTGATTGGACGTCGATGCGCTGCGCGTAGCCTGGATGCCGCCATAGACGACGCCAATGGCTGCCACGAGCTGAATGAGGGTGTTGATCGTGCTGCCCATGCTTTCGATGACCGTCTTGACGGCGGCCATGTCGACCCCCTTGGCCTGTAGCCCGAAAATGGTAACCGCCACGCCGACGGCGGTCCCGACATGCCGCGTGGCCGCGTTAACCTCAGACTGAGTTGGCAATCTCATGATGCAAAATCCCTTCTAGGACTCGTTGCGTGAAATCTTTCCGTCGCTTTTTACGATAGGCAGGCTCGAAAAGCCAATCTTGGATGGGAGCGGCACACCAGCCGGCCACCAGAAGCCTTTATTGAGGCGGGATTTGGCAAATGGCTTGATATTCACCGCGTCGGACTGATTCCCACCCAAAAGCATGATATTGCCGTGCTGGTCCGCGCCGACCACGATACCGATATGGCCGCCGCCATCCCGCAGCATCGGAGCGAAGGCCCCAACCGCCGGCCCGAGCAACTTGACCGAGGGCCACTGACCGGCGAAATCCAGCGCCCACAGTGATTCGGTCCCCTTCAAGCCCGCCTTCGTCAGGCAATGGTTGGCAAAAAGCGCGCACCACGGGATTGAATCGTGCGTGTAAGTCTTGGCGATATTGCCGCCCTCGTCTTTCGCCCAATCGATAATCAGGGAATTGTCTTTGACGCCGAGCGTTTCCTTGACGCCGATCAGTTTGAGGCCGGCCTGGAGCCACAGCGGCCGCTCGACCTCACCCCCCGGCGCCGGAGGCGCGGCCAAATCGCCAGCCAGAGCCTTATCGATCGCGGTAGCGGTATCATTGCCCACCACCCCATCCACCGGCTCGCAGCCCGCGCGCTTCTGGAAATCCTCCACCGCCGTATCGGTGCCGTTCCCGAAATACCCGGTGCCGCTCAGCTTGTAGCCGAGCTTTGCGAGCGCGACCTGTATCTCCTTGACGATCGGCCCGGACGAGCCGAGCCGGAAATATGTCCCTTTGGGTACGGACTGCGAAAGCATGATGCGCTCCTGTTTAGAATTCGATAGCTATGCAAGTAGCGTTGCTAATTATCAGCGTGTTCGCACTCGTTAGTCGCGACAGATCAAACCAATACTGCGTTGCCAGCGAGAGCCCGGTAACAACAGCCCTTAGAGATATGGGGACAGAACCGCTGGCGACAGCAAAGGCCGTCGCTAACGACGTACTCGCCTGAGTGCCAGTAACCGCCACGTTCGCTGCCGGTGCCGCGCCGCTCCCGTATCGCAGATCGAATGTGCCGGTATTCGGCACCGTATTGTTGGATGCGACAAATTGAATGGTGATATCCATTCGGCCATTGAGGACCGGCGTCAAAGTACATCCGTTTTGACCAAACCCCGACATCACCCCCGTAGCCGATGTGGTGTTAGCCGGGGAGGCCGGGCTTACCTGCACCACCGCGTTAGTGAATGCCCGCGCTACGGTGCATGTACCCGTCACAGTGATCGTGCAGGTTCCAGTAACCGTGATGCCATTGCCAGCGGCGACCTGCGCGCTGGTTACCGTTCCGGTTCCAGGCAGCGTCCACGACGGAATACCAGAAGCATCTTCCTGCAGAACCCGCGTGCCAGAGTTATTGCCAGCAAGGCAGACCCAATTCGTGCCGTTGTAATAGACCAGATCACCGGCGCGCGTCGGTGGGCAGTTATGCGCTGCGTTCTGGAGCCCCTGCTGCGTACCAGCACCGGAGCCGCCCCGCGCGACCGATAGCGTCCCGGTCCAACCCAGCGTAATCGATGCCGCGTTCACCAGCGCGACCGTCGGGCTGCCGCCGAGCGTCGCAGTCACGTTCGTATCGTCGGTTTTCGTCAGCGCCGCACCAGTGCCCCATGCCGGGCATGCTCCCACGCCGCCCGAGCGCAGCACCTGCCCAGTCGCGACGTCCGCAATTCGGGAAAGCGTCGTGGTGCCGGTCGCGCACAGGATATCGCCTATGGCATAGACGTTCAGGCCAGTCCCGCCTCCAACGATACCCAAGACCGCATAGCCGGGATCCGCGCCAGCGCCGGAACTCACCCAAGGCAGCCCCGCCGTACCAGGCCCGACGATCGCCCAGCCGGACGCGCCGCGCTCAATGATGGCTCCGCGGGTCGACCCCAGCGCGCGGTCAAGGATCGCAGTAACGGTCTCCGCGCGCGCCGGCCGTGTCGCCGCTGACGAGTTGCCCATAACCTGACCAGCAGCAGGCTGTGATTGCGCGTGCGCGCCCCCGGCCAGCGCCAGCCAAGCGACTGCCGCGAATACCGCCCTTCTCATGATTCCACCTCGTAACCATCGCCGGCCAGTTTCGGCTTGAACGTCTTCGCGTCGTAAGCATCGACCATCGGGTAGGACGCCAACCCATCAATCAGTTCAGCCGCCGTCCGATTGACCGAAATACCGTTTGGATTGGCGTTTATCGCCTTCACGGTGAGCGGCCTATTGGTACGGGATACCGCGGCCGCTGTCTGAATGACCACCGCGCCGCCTGTCGTATCGACCTCGAGAAGATAATCCGTCGGCAACACCGTATATGGCGACATGGCAAAGTTGACCGCCGTCGGCACGACCGCTGCCGGCGTGACCGAGGCCGTAACCACGTTGGCCTGCACCGCCTCGATCGCACGCTGGACGTCGATCGCGGCCACGCCGGGCGACGGGCTATAGGAAACATTCCTCGCCGCAGCGATCGGAGAAACCCGCAGATCGGTTTGAATGACTGACATCACAAAATCCGCAGGTAAGGGATAAGCCCGATCGTCGGCATCACAAAAGGTGTTGCCGCCCCGCTCGTATTGTTCGACGTGACCGCGATTGCGTTTGATCCACTGAAAGACCATGAGTTCGCTAATACACCGCCAGTCGGACCCGACGTGGCGCCAGCAGTGTTCACACTCGGGTTGATAATTCCATTGCCATACATGAAGCCCGTATTTGGGCCTGAGACCGTGATGCTGTTGGCCCCGTTTGATGTGATCCCAGTCGGGAGTTGCGCAAGCGTCAGCGCCCTCCCTTCGACACCATTGGCGCAGACAGCGCCCACCAATGTCATGGCTGTTCCGCAGCCAGTCGCCGCATTCGTTAGGCGGAAAGCGGAATTCCCATTGAGAGTATCCAGCGCTGCCACCACGCGCCCCCGCATGTCGATGATGGCGAACTGCCCGCCGGGGCACCCGCCACTCGCAGGGAACCCCTGCTGCGCCCAATAGGCTGCGTAAGTCGTCGTCGAAATGCACTGCCCCGACGGCGCCACAAAATTGCTGCTGGGAGGCAGCGTCGACGTTGACCACAGAATACCGCCCAGCGGCGTCCCGGTATTGCCATAACCGGCCTCGAGCAGCCACGCGCTATTCGACGCGCTGAATGCCACCCGATAGGGTGAACCAGAGATCAGCGCCCCGGCCGGAATTGTCGTTCCGCTAAGCCAGAGCGGATACGCAGTTCCACCATCCACCTGCAACGTCGGGGCCGCCCCGCTGGTCACATGCGCGATAAAGGACAGCATCTGACCATTGACCGGCGTGGTGTTGACGCCTTCCAGCGTCGCCAGAGCATAAGCGGTAGACGTTCCGGTCGTGGTATTCGCCCCGCTGATATCCGACCGCCACGCGGCCAGCACCGCCATCATGGCGCGCGCTGAATCATTCACCGCCGACGGCGCCATGCCCTCCGCCCAATTGATCGACGGATCGGCAGTCGCGTTCGTTGAGGCCGTAGTCGACCACTGCCAGATCGCCGCTTTCAGGCTGCCTGCGCCCAGCGCCACCGATATCGACAGAACAGCGAGGACGAGAAATTCAATTGTCCGACGTCGCATTTTACACCCCAATTCCGTATGCCTTGGCCAGCGCCGCGGCGATCTGTTGACTTTGCCCCATCATCGGCTGGGGCATCTGGATATTTTGCAGCGGCGCATATTCAGGCTGCTGCGGTGCCGCTGGTTGCCCGCCCTGCGACGGATTCAGCGCCGACGCCAACTTGTCGAGGGCCGACGGTGCCGGCGCGCCCGACCCGACCGCTGGAACCTCCGTAACCGTCGAGGTTGGGTTGATCGGACTGACCGGATCGACCGGCATGGCCTTGGCCGCCAGAGCGCCCACCGGTGCATCGACGCCGAGCAGCTTCGCAGCCGTGCTCATGTGGCCGGTCATTTGGGAATTCACCTTGTCGGCGACCGTGCCAGGCATGCCGCCGTTCGCCGTGTCGCTGCGGTTATACAGCCCCGGCGCGCCGGCGTTGATCGTCGAATAGATATCCATGAGGCCCATGCCGGGCTTTACGCCGCGGTCGCGCAGGAAGTTCTCGACCGCCTGCATCTGTTCCGGTGCGGTCTGGCCCTCTTTCACGCCGTATTTCGCGCGCTCAGCCTCGCCGAATTGGATAAGCCCCAGATGATTGTTATTTTTGCCGCCCCAGAGGTTCGGATCGAACTTCCCGCCCGTCTCATAGGAGATCGCCGTGCCTATATGCAGCGGGTCTACCCCGAGCCGCTTCGCGGAGGCTATGATGGCCGCAGCCAGTTCCGGGTTCATGGAGGCCATCTTGCTGATAATCCTGCTTTTCGCCGTCCTGCTCGTCCTGAAACTCGCCGCTATTGGCCTTGTATATCATTTTGGGGCCGCCAGCGCCCTTATCGTCATCGCCGCGTGCATCCTAATCGCTCACCGAATCGAACCTACCGCTGGGAAGCCGGTATAGCCTGCCCGACCAGCGCGGGAACACGCGAAACCGGCGCAGGGGCGCGCTTCGGCTGCGCCCCATAGAATAGCCGGACCGCCTCCCGCTTCGCTTTCCCCTCTTTTGCCGCCTTCCCGAGTGCGTCCAGGCCATACCCGACAGCCGCGCCAGCCGGCCCATGCGTCGCAAAACCTAGCATCGTCATCAGGTTGTTCGTCGCGCCCTTCAGTATCTTGGCGCCCATCGTCGCGCTGCCCGACGGGTTCGTGGTTCCAGCCATCGGCACCTGGCGCCGGAAGATAGACGCCAGCTTGGCCATCTCGGCGCGCTCCGCCGTCGTGTTCGCCACTTTCGACACGCCACTTTCGAGATAATCCGAAAGGCGCTTCGACTTTTGCAGCGCGGTGAACTCGTTGTGCCCCGCCGGCGCGTTCAGCAGATCGTCAAAGATGCCCTGCCGGACTTGCGTCCAGCTTTCCGGCTTGAGATTCGTCTTGAGGTGCGCCAGCAGCCGCTCGGCATCGCCGCCGCCGCTGGTGATCATCTTCGTTACCTCGTCGACCGTGGCCGGAACTGAACCATCGGCGCCCGATATGCGCGCGACCTGCTTGGCAAGCGTCGTGGCCGGCTTCTCGCCCGGCTCAATGCCGCGCAAGCTCCGCGAATAGGCCGAGATCCCCGCCCGATCGTCCGGCGTCAGGATCGTCTTGCCCCAGCTTGTATTCAGGAAGTCATCCAGCCGCTTCGCCCGCTTGGCCGGCGACAGGCTGGCATCATCCACATATTTGAATGCCCCAGCCTTCCACTGCGCATATTCCGGCGACTTCTCACCCAGCACCTTTTGCAGCCGCAGCCCGACCTTGACCGAGTTCCCGGTCCCCGGGTTGGACTTCGGACCATAGGACAGCTTCAGGATATCCTCCGGCGTCGCTGCGGTATCCTCATATCGGCCGAGTATTTTTTCGACGGCGCGGCCGGTTTCATCGCCGGGCCCGCGGCTCGAGAACGTCTGCCGATACTCCGCATGCGACTTGCGCGCGGCGTCTTGCAATTCCTTGGCCAGTTTCGCGTCGCCGGTGAACTTGCCCGAGGCCAGCGCATCGCCAATCACATTGTCGAATTCGCTCAGGATCTTGCCCATCGCGCGCATGTCGGACTTGTCGCCAGAGCGGATGGCCGCCGATTTGGCGTCGCTAAACATCGTCACGAGCCGCTTGCGCGCTTCATCCATGGTTCGGAGATCGACCGGCTTGGCCGCCGCTGGCGCCGCCTTCTCCGCCACGCGGTCGCCCGGGAAGTCAGAAACCGCCGCGCGCGCGCCGCCTACCGCGTCTTCCGGCTCCAACTGCCGGAAAGCGGTCTCAACGGCGTCATCGGCAGACATGCCCTCCTCGCGCATGATCGCCGTCGCGCGCGCCTTGACGTCCGGACCGAGCCCACTGTGGCCGGCCGCCGCCAGATCCTCCTCAAAGCCGCGGTTGATCTGCTCGTTTGCCGCCTGCTCGCGCGCACTGGTCGCGCCGATCTCGCGCTTGCTCTTGAACCCCTCATGGCCGGCAGGGAATACCTTCTGCCCGCGCAATTCCGCGTCAATCGCGTCAAGAAACTGCGCCGGCGTCGACGTGCCGCCATCGGTCCCGCGCAAATAGCCTGCCTCTTCCGCCGCCTCGCGCATGCGGTCGATATCCGAGCCGTTCTTGCGGACAACGCCGAAAAAACCCTTCTGGCCTGGTATCTGCGCGCGATGGCTCTGGTTGAGGCCGATCGCGTCGAGCTCGCCATGCGGACTAAGCCCACCTTTGGAGGCGATGAACTCGACCAGGCTTAGCGGCGGAAGCGCGTTCTGCTTGGCGTAGGCATCCGCAACGCTATCGCCAAACTTCGCCCGCAGCGCCGCCACGGTCTCATCTTCCGTCGCCTTGGCCGGAACTATCGGCGCGGCCGCCTGCGCCGCAGGAGGCGCTTTCGGCACCACGGCATTCTCGAACATGCCGCTATCTTTGCCCACGGTCTGGTCGATCAGCTTCAGCGCCTTGTTGGCCACCGATTCATTCGTCGGATCAACCCAGATCGGATTCTCGCCAGCATTCAGCCGCGTCCGGATATCCTCCGCCATGCCGCGCGGCACGCTTTCATCGAAAGTTCCGGGAACCGCGTCCCGCGCCTTGTAAGCCTCGCGGGTAGCCGCCACCTTAGCGTCACGTCGCGCGGCGACGGCGGCCCCGACACTCTCCGCCGCATCAAACGGAGAGGCCGGGGCCGCGCCCCCACCAAGGCCGCGAGCCAGGGTCTCCCCCTCTGCCCCGACCCGGGAGATCGCCGACGCTTCGGCAGCCGCCCGGGCCGCCTCCTGCGCCGCTAATTCGGATTGTACGAGTTGAGCCGCCGCCGGTGGCGCGGTGCGAGGAACCGCCCCGGACGGATCAAGCGACTGCGAAATGCCGGCCGACGCCTCAGCCAATGCCTTCTGCGCTTCCTCATCGGCCTGCCGCGCGATCGCCTCCGCAGACGCCCCGCGCGCGCCGCGGCGCATGATCTCTTCCTCCGCCTGCGCCACCGGATCGGCCGTAGCCTGCCCCGTCGTCAGCGGAACCTTGACGCCAGCGACCGTTTCGACGTTCTGCGGAACCACGGGAGGCGGATTCCGATAGTCGCGCACCGCCTGCACGCCCTTGCCGACCGCGCGCGCCGCCAGCGGGGCGACCGCGCCCACCGCGCCGCCGATCGCCGCCGGAGCCACAATATTCTCGCCGCGCACCGCCGCGTCAGCCGCACCGAGCGCCGCATTGGATGCCGCGCCGCGCATCACCATCTGCGGCAGCGGACCGGTCAGCCCGAACGCCGCCGGCGCAGCCATCATCATCGGAATGGAACCAGCCACGCCACCAGCAACCTTGGCCGCGGTATCCACGATCGGATGCTGCTCCTCGAAACGCTTGTCCATCCCTTCCTGAATGGCCAGCGATTCCTTGCGCCGCTCAGCGAACGTCTTGCCCTTGAGTTGGTCCTTTTCATCGAAAAGCGGGTTCAGCACCGGCGCCAGTGCGGCATTTGTCGCAGCATTGGCCTGGTTGAGTAGGCCGCCCACCACCGGGACGCCCGTGGCGGCCGCGCGCGCGACCTGGTTCGGCGTCACCGGATCCGCTTCCGCCTCTTTGGGCGCCGCCGCCGTCACGCCGATCGACTTGGCGATATCCGAGACCGCAGCATTCTGCTGCTCAGGCGACAGCTTCAAAAAGCTATCGTCGACCGTCACCGATTTGTCGCCAATCGTCAGCGTGGGCATCAGTTAACGCTCCACTGGATTTTCTGGCCGCCGACGTCGACAGTTCCAGCGCGACCGCCCGAGGCCGCCGCCGGGCGCTGCTGCGGAATGGGGCTGCGACCCTTCTCGACTTCCGTGATCGTATATTGCAACTCGCGCTCCAACTGATCGAGCTTCGACCGCACCGTTTTCGTCGTATCCCACGGCTGCAGCTCATAGCGGCTGACGTAGTTCTGAGCCTCCGACTGCGACATGCCGGCGCCCGTGAGGTTGCGCAACAGTGCTTCGGCACCGCTTTTGATCTGCCGGTTCAGTTCGCCAGCCCGCCCGACGCCAGCCTTGGCCTGAATCGCGTCCCACGGCCCGGTCGCGTCGCCCTTCTCAATATCGCGCCGGATATCCGGCAATTGGCCGAGGAACGACTTGGCGAGCCCGAGTCGCGCCGAAACCTCCGGCGTGACCTTCTCGCCTGGACCGCCCGGGATCGCGACGAGGCCAGCATCCGGATTCTTCGGATCTACCCAGCGATATCCCGACGGCGCGGCGTTCTTCTCGCCCTTTTCGCGCAGATAGTCCGGATCCGCAGGCCCGCCCTTGATGAAATGCAGCGTGCCGTCAGCGCGCTTCTCGAACCCGGCCGGCGCCTTCTCATCCTTGGAGAAGTCGCCCAGCACCTCGAGGCCGCCGCCAGGCTTCTCACGCACGACATGCCCGCCGACGACCAGCGGCTTGCCGGTCTCGAAATACTTGCCGATCATGGCCTTGAGCAGATCGGGATTGCGCACCGCCGCGCGGACCTCAGCCACCGGCGCGCCGCGCGCGAGCAGCGCCTGCGCCGTCATATTCTGCTGTTCCGCCTGCATCGCCAGCGCCTCGCGCTGTTTCAGCATCGACGCGGCCACGCTGTTATCGCCCTGCAGCGCAGCACCCGCGGCCAGCAGCGCTGGCGCCATGGACTGCGCGCCCGAATTCAGCCGGCTCATAAACGACGGTTCCGCGGCCGGCGGCGCGGCAATGCTCATCGGCGCGGCCGGAGGAGCCGCAGGGGCCATGGGCGCGGGAGCGGCTTCGCGGTTGACCGAGCTCATATCGGTGGAGACCGGCCGCGGCCGCGGCGTCGGGATCGCACCAGGCGGCAGCGGCTCCGGCTCAGCTTTGGGCGCGTTGGCCGTCAGGCTCTTGGCCATCGCCAGCGACGGCGGGACCATGCCGAACGGGGAACTATCGGGCGCGCCCGCAGGCGTGGCACCGGGGAAGCCAGTCCCGGCAGGCGATTGCTCGAGCGCAAGCTGTACGCCCGCGCTGTTCATGTCCGGCATGCCGAACGGGTCAATCCGGCGCTGGTTGGCGCGGGTCATCCGCTGCCCAGCCGCCTCGCGCGCAGCCTCAGCCAGCGCGGCCTCATCCGGCGGCCGCGGCGCGTCAGGGAATGGCGAGGCCGGCGGGGCCATCATCGGCGGCTGCCCGCCAGATTGCAGGTTGGCCAGCAGTTCCTCGAGCCAAGTTCCGGCCATTTATGCGGCCTCCGCCAACTTGCCGACGCGCGCTCCGCGCGTGGCCTTGCCATAATCGACCATCAGGAAGCCCGAGGGATGCCGCGCGACCGCTTCCGGCTTATGCTCGATCACTTCCTGCGCCATCAGGCCGAGGCGGGGCACCGGATCCCCCTTGTACCGATACGAATAGACATTCTGGCCATCGTTGAGCTTGCCGACCGGCGCAATATCTTCCTTCAGGCGCTCATCCGAGAACGCCATCAGCGCGCTCGCTGCGCCGAGACCCTTGCCAAATACACCCATGCCGCCGCTGATCGTATCCAGCCACGACGGGTTGCTCGTCTGTGTCGACGTGCCCTGGCCTTGGCTGTTGCTCCCGAGGCCGGCCAGCGCCACCGACGGCTGCAGCAGCTGCGCCAGATTCTGATACGGCTGGGAATAGGCCGTGTTCGCCGCGCCGAGCCGCGCCGCGTCGCCCGAGGCATAGAGTCCAGGCAGCGCGCTCGCGCCTTGCAGTCCTGCGAGCATGTTCGTGAAATCCGACTGCCGCAGGTTCGTGATCCCCGATGCCGTCGACCCAGCACCGGCGAATAGATCGCGGTTCGCACCCGCCATGTTCGAGTAATTCTGGTTGAACTGGTTCGCGATCGTCGGCGCGACGCCCTGCGTAATGCCCCGACCGAGCGAACCGGCGAACGACCCCGCGCCGGACGGATCCCGCCCCGAGCCCGCATAGACGCCCTTCGTGGTCCGCGTCGCATCGTCGATCGCGGTCCGGATCGCATCGCCGAAACCCGGCGTTTCGTATGGATTGAGATTCGCGCCGCTTGCCGTCGCGCCGAGGTTGGTTTTCATCGTGTCATAGGCGCCCTGCAGCATTCCCACCTGCGGCGAGCTATCCGAAGAGAACAACTTCGAAATCGCATCGGCACCGCTTGCCCCGAAATTCGGCAGGTTCGACAGCGAATTCTTGAGGCCAGCCAGCGCGCTCGATTGGTCCCCGGTGACGCCCGTGCTCATCCCGCCATATTGGCCCAGCAACTGGCTGACCAGCGGCATCGCCTCTTCCCAAGGGCGCGTCTGGCTGGACTGAGTCTGTTGCGTCTCTTTGCTGCTGCTGCTCATAGAACCTTCTCCAGCCGGACCGATCGCACCCGATAACCCTCGAGAACCCGCTTCCAAGCCTCGCGACCGTCCAAAACGACACTAACACAGCCCTCAGCGCGCGCATATTCTTCGATCTTGACGTGGAAGCGAGACCAGTCCCGCATCCGATCGCCGCCGCACTGGCACATCCAGCACACCAGCCCCGAGCGATGCTTGACGAGCTCCGTGGTCATAGCCGCGATAATGACCCCGTTCGCGTCCTCGATCGCCACCCACAACAGCGTCTTGCCGCTGGCAATCCGGTCAAGAATATCGGCGGGCATCAACTCATCGCAGACCGCAAGCCCCGATTCGATCATGTCCGAAACCCGGGGCCAGATTTGCACCGCAGTCCCAGGCTCAACCGCTTCGACAAGGACAGCCATCATCCACCCGTGCAAGTGTAGAAGAACCGCCGCACCGTCGCGCTCGCGGAATGAACGATGACAAAATTTCCCTGATCCACCTGTGTCTCGTCGACATAGCACGTACCCGCGCCGTATTCCGCCGCCGCGCCCGCGTTCGCCGGCGTCAGCATCGGGAAACAGTCTTTCGAGCAATTCGGATGGGATACGACCGTGGACGTCGCAGGGCCGGGCGCGAGCTGCACCACGCCGCCAGCGAGATGCCGCCCTTCTACCAATTGAATGACGGAATCCACCATCCGGCGCCAGCCGGCGATATTAAAACCCAAATCGCGGGGAAGTTGGATCGCCATTTACATCCGCCCCGCTTCTTGGACATCCGGACGGATGCCGCGCGCGTAGCGCCACGTCGACCCCGCAGGGATGCGCAACCGCGCCTTGGCGAACCGCGCCTCGATCTGTTGAGGGCAGTCGCCTTCCGTGTTCACCTGAGTTTCGGCAGTGTACGAAATCACATCCATCGGTCGCATGCGGTAGCCGACCGAGCACATCGCGTCCTGCGAATCCGTCATCGGCCCGAGCCCGGCAATGAACACCAGCGGCCCATCCGCGTCCTGTTCCGCAGTCTCAAGGATCGCCTCGATATTCGGCCCGGTGAAAAACCCGAGGATATTTGTCGGGCCAAAGGCAGACAGCGCCGCAATCGCCGACGTGGAGATGCTATCCAGCGAGAACGGCAGGTCATCCAGCGAGCCGCCGATCCGGCCGCCGCTCACCCAAGGCAGTCCGAACGTCGAGCCGGTCAATTCGATATGCGTCGCATCGATGATGATCGGCACCCACTGCCCGTTCATATAGGCCGGGTTAATGCCCTGTATCGTGATGAAATTCTGCCCGGCGATCTGATAAAACGAATTCGATATCGCATCCAGCGTCAGCCGCACCCGACCAGCGGTCCCGGACGCCGCTCCGAGCACCGTCAGCCCGCCAGGCGCGATATAATCCAGCCCCTCAAGCGTCAGCCCCGGCCGCGCCAGATACCCGAGGAACTGCCCAGACATCGGCACGATCGACCACGGCCGATCCTTCACCGACCAGTCAAACCAGAGTATTTTGTCGAATAGACCGGTCTGCCCCTGCTGCGATTTATATGCCCACCCGACGCGCGTAGCCTGTGGGTCAGCCACGCCCTGCACCAATTGCAGATTATTCCGGTCCACATCCTCGAAAAAGAACCGGTCGACATACTCTTTCCCGATCGATACAGGCTCGCCGCCCGCCACGATGACCTTGAAGCCCTGCGCCGAGATGAAAAACGTCCGCGTCCCGGCGTTCACCACGGAATACTCTGCAAACAGAGTATCCTGCGTCGATATACGGGCGATCTGGAACGTCACCGGCGAGCCAGGCGCATACGTCAGGCTGCGGATGGCCTCGTCCTGGAACACCACCCCATAGGCATCACCGCCGGACAGCGCATGGCACACGCCGCCATCGGGAAAATCCTGAAAATCCGCCAGCCCGACGCCCGCAGTCCACGTCTCCGGCGCGTCCAGGTCCGACCACTGCGCGCGCCGCGGGTTGGAGAGCAGTTCCGTCAGCACCACGATCCGGTTGACGATCGCGATCTGCCCAGCCTGCGGCGGAGAGCCACCGAGATCCACAAACGTACCGCCCGAAGTCAGCACGTATTTCTGCGGAACCGTGTTGATCTGCGCGGCCAGCACGAATTCGTTGAATTGAGCGAATCGCCAGTTTTTGGCCGGCGTCAGCGACCCATACGCCACGGCGCCCTTGCTGACATCGTTCCATTGGAACGTGGTATTATCCAGCAGGTACAGCCGGTCAACCGTCCCGGCGAACACCGCGATCGATCCATCCGACCGCCGAGCGAAGAAGAACCCCCGGCACGCGGCCGGCAGCGCCTGCGTAAACCCCACGAAGTCCTTGAACGGGCCGTAGCCGTCGCCGCGCGGCACCACGCCGCTGATCAGCGTCGAGCTATCAGTCCCCAATTCGGTGATATCCGGGCGAAAGGCGGGGAAGGGCGCGACCGGCATCAGAACTGCATCGCTCTAACGCGCGACGTCCCCCTGATCTTGTTCGCCTCACTCTTGAGCATGCGGTAAGCCTGATCGGCCGCGCCATCGCTGCCCGGCTTATAATTCATCCGCGCCATCATCTTCTCGTCGCGCGTCACATGCGTCGCAATCTCGAACTTGGCGCGCGAGCGGATCAGCATCTCAGCGTCGTTCATCCAGACGTTCGAGGTATCCGCGCCATCGGTCGGACCCGGGAACTGCAAATAGCCGCCGATCGTCAGCTGGTACGACTGCGCCGGCGGGTTTGGATAGATGATGATCGATTGGCCGTCCCACGCCCAGGTCTGAGGCGGACCAGCCTCCTGCCCGGTCTGCAGCGCGAGATAGACGTTCTCCGGCGTCTCCCGCAGCATCTTCTCGACCGTAGTTCCGAGGATATAATTTATATAGTCGATATCGTATAGACGCGGGATACGGATATCCGACCCGGCATCATAAATATACTGCCCCTGCACCGTGTTCAGCGTGAACGGGGATATCGGCTGCAGTTCATTGAACCGGAACCGCTCTTTCTGGTAAATCTCGATGGCGTTGTTGATATAGCGGAGGATGGTCCCGTTCGCGGCCAGATCAGACCGCGCACC